CTACGGAAGCTTACTCTCCAGCGGATTCTTGCTCAGGTAATCTGCGCATTCCACCGTTGGACGGTCAACCTTGTACAGTTCCATACCGTCATACTCCAGCGCCGCCCCATCACGCTCCAGCGGATAGACATCCAGCTTACGCGTCACGTTATAATAATCATCTGAACGCAGCATGATCTTACCCGGCACCGCGATAACGCGCTGCCACTGACGGCAATCCAGCGTATCCCCCTCTGGCGTCACCACCAGCGTGGCGATCGCTTCCGGGCTCACCATCGCGCTCTGCGGCCCTTTCGACTGCCAGTAACCTGCCAGTTGCGAAGGTACCGGGTGCTTAATTACTTCCTGATAGTTATCGACCTGAACACATCCCGCTAACGTCAGCATCGCAGCCACAATTGCTACTTTTTTCATCATCTTTCCTGCATGCGAAGAAAAAAATATTGTGGCATTAAAGCCATCAGGCTGCCAGCGTAAGATAGGTATTGATTAAACCTGCATCCCCATCACATGAGCATACATTTTTCATAATCGACAAAGATCGTCCAAGAGCGCACCAAATAACAGATGGTTAGAGTCGTAGATAACATCAGTCGTCTGAGTTCACCTTAGAGCGAGTGCTGTTTCATGCCCCATATATGCCCCATCGCCTCAACTTTGCGTAGCTCCTTCCAGTTTCGTAACACGCTGCTTTACGCCCTCCCATACCATCAGAATAATCCCCACCGATCCGACTGTAAGACTTAACTAGCGCGCGCTACTTTTTCTCTCTGCCCTATACTTTCAGTCTGACATCTGGCTGGAGGTTTCTATGTGTGGACGTTTTGCACAAGCCCAAACCCGTGAAGAATATCTTGCTTACCTAGCCGACGAATCCGATCGTGACATCGCATACGACCCTGAGCCGATTGGACGCTACAACGTCGCGCCAGGCACCAAAGTCCTGCTGCTGAGCGAACGCGACGAGCAACTGCATCTCGATCCGGTCCTCTGGTCCTACGCGCCCGGGTGGTGGGATAAAGCGCCTTTGATTAACGCCCGTGTAGAAACTGCGGCCACCAGCAGAATGTTTAAACCTCTGTGGCAGCATGGCCGGGCGATCTGCTTTGCCGATGGATGGTTCGAATGGAAGAAAGAAGGCGACAAGAAACAACCCTACTTCATTCACCGGGCCGACGGGCAGCCGATATTCATGGCGGCGATCGGCAGCACACCATTTGAACGCGGCGATGAAGCAGAGGGCTTCCTGATCGTGACATCTGCTGCTGCCAAAGGACTGGTCGATATTCATGACCGTCGGCCACTGGTTCTGTCGCCGGAAGCTGCAAGGGAATGGATGCGCCAGGATGTAGGTGGGAAAGAAGCTGAGGAGATCATTGCCGACGGGACAGTGCCCGCCGACAAGTTTATCTGGCATGCCGTTACGCGCGCCGTAGGCAATGTGAAGAACCAGGGGCCAGAACTTATAGAGCCCGTCACTTGACCACTGGAAGATCTGAAAACCGGGTGGTGTAGCGCGGAGAAAGCATTTCACGCTTCATCTGCCATTGCTGCTGTATACCCTGCCCGGCAAAATAGAGCGTACCCTTTCCGTCCTTTGCATTCAGGTGATCCAGCACCTCCATCAACTTTTCACTTCCGGCACGCGGGGCGCTGTCGTCGAACAGATTGAGCTGGGCCACGCCCTGGCTGAAGAAGTCGCCCAGCATGACACCCGCTTTCTGGTACCGGTGACCGTCCTTCCATATTTTGTCCAGACACTTTAACGCGGCGTTGATGATGTCTCTGCTGTCCTGAGTTGGTGTGAGCAGCCTTACCGATGCGCTGTTTCCGTAATACGGCTCATTAAGGGCAAATGGAGAGGTCTTGACGAAAGCGGAGATAAAACGGCAATACTGGTGCTCGCCGCGAAGCTTTTCAGCACCACGGGCCGCGTAGCTGCAAATAGCCTGCCGCATTTGCTCATAGTCAGTAATGCGTTCGCCAAAAGATCGGCTGCATACAATTTCCTGCTTCACCGGCGCGAACTCCTCCAGATCCAGGCATGGCTCGCCGCGCAGTTCCCGGACCGTTCGCTCCAGCACCACATTAAAGTGCTTACGGATAATCCACGTGCTCTGTTCTGAGAGATCCAGCGCCGTTTTGATGCCCATAGCGTTCAGCTTCTTGCTGATGCGCCGGCCAACTCCCCAGACATCCTCCACAGGAACAAGCGCCAGTAGCCTTCGCTGCCGGTCGACGTTTGAGAGGTCAACCACCCCGCCGGTCTGCCGTTGCCATTTTTTCGCAGCATGGTTAGCCAGCTTCGCCAGCGTCTTGGTCTGGGCTATGCCGACGCCGACTGTAAGATGCGTCCGCTGTAAAATAGTCGCGCGGATCTCTTTCCCGAACTCAGTCAGGTCCCGGCAGTTCCTTACTCCGGTCAGGTCGCAAAAGGCTTCGTCTATGCTGTAAATTTCCACGCGCGGGCTCATTTCTTCCAAGGTGGTCATTACCCGGCTGGACATGTCTGCATAGAGCTCGTAGTTGCTGCTGAAGCAAACAACACCAGCGCGCCGGAATAACTCCTTCTGCTTGAAGAACGGCTCACCCATCGCTATCCCGGCAGCCTTTGCCTCGGCGCTGCGTGCTATTACGCAACCGTCGTTATTCGACAGAACGACAACAGGTCTTCCGCGCAGATCGGGCCTGAATATTGTCTCACAGCTCGCATAAAATGAGTTCACATCGACAAGGGCAAACATCACATCACCGGATTGTCGTCTGTGAACGCCGCAGCGCCATTGATAAAAAAGGTCACCACTCCCATTACATCGACTTCATCTAAAGCATCACCTTCTATGCTTTCACCGTCTTCGGTGATGAGCGCCCCGCCCATAACGACCGCGAACTGTAGTTGTCCGAACGCATTTACCAGCACGCGTGTTCCGTTGGATGGCACAAGATCAGGCTGAAAAAGCGCATAACCGCCTGACGTTTCAACCAAGCAGGAGTAGCGGTTAACGCCACATAATTTTTCAAGCCTGAATCGCTGAGCTTTTGCCTCCATGGCCACCTCCCAAAACAACTGTGTTTATATACAGTATCGTCAAATATGAGAGTCGATCAAGTTGGACAGTGATGCTAAACTTCAGACCTTTCCGAATTCACTGATTTCTATAATGTTAAAGTTATTCGCCAAGTACACATCAATAGGTGTTATCAACACGCTCATTCATTGGGTTGTGTTCGCTATTTGCATATATGCGTTTCACACAGGCCAGGCACTTGGCAACTTCGCCGGGTTCGTTGTAGCGGTGTCATTCAGCTTCTTTGCAAACGCCAGGTTCACGTTTAAGTCTTCGACAACCACGATGCGCTACATGCTGTATGTAGGGTTTATGGGATCCTTGAGCGCAGCTGTTGGTTGGGCTGCCGATAAGTCCGGTATGGCTCCAATTGTGACTCTCATTCTCTTCTCCGCAATCAGTCTGGTGTGCGGTTTTATTTATTCAAAGTTCATTGTCTTTAGGGATGCGAAATGAAAATTTCTCTGGTCGTTCCCGTCTTCAACGAAGAAGATGCGATACCTATTTTTTATAAAACGGTTCGGGAATTTGAAGGGCTTCAGCAGCATGAAGTAGAGATAGTCTTCATCAATGACGGCAGCAAAGATGCTACAGAGTCGATAATTAATGCGATTGCTGTTGCAGACCCACTTGTGGTTCCGCTGTCATTCACAAGAAACTTCGGTAAAGAGCCCGCTCTGTTCGCCGGCCTTGACCACGCGACCGGTGAAGCGATTATCCCGATCGATGTAGACTTGCAGGACCCTATCGAAGTCATTCCTCATCTGATAGAGAAATGGCAGGCCGGGGCTGATATGGTTCTGGCTAAACGCTCTGATCGCTCAACAGATGGCCGACTGAAGCGCAAGACAGCTGAGTGGTTCTATAAGCTGCACAACAAGATCAGCAATCCGAAGATTGAAGAAAACGTTGGTGACTTCCGTCTCATGTCTCGTGAGGTTGTAGAAAATATTAAGCTTTTACCTGAGCGTAACCTTTTCATGAAAGGTGTCTTGTCATGGGTTGGTGGTCGCACTGATGTAGTCGAGTACGCCCGTGCCGAGCGTGTTGCAGGCAGCACGAAGTTTAACGGCTGGAAGTTGTGGAACCTGGCACTTGAAGGGATCACAAGCTTCTCTACATTCCCTCTGCGTATGTGGACTTACATCGGCCTGTTTGTTGCTGGGGTGGCATTCCTTTACGGCGCGTGGATGATTTTCGACACTTTGGTGTTCGGTAATGCTGTCCGTGGATATCCATCTTTACTGGTATCTATTCTTTTCCTTGGCGGCATTCAATTGATCGGTATCGGCGTACTGGGAGAATACATTGGCAGGATATATGTTGAAGTAAAAAATCGTCCAAGATATGTGCTTAAAAACAAGGGCAAGAAAGATGATTGAACAGTTCTTCAGCAGATACAAAATTGCGTACATTGCAGGATTAGTGTACATCCTTCCTATCATTATTGCAGGACGTATGTTCAATGATGATATAGGAAGGGCAACGGAGGGTTATACTAAATGGGGTGTAAACGGAAGGCCACTAAGTGACTGGATTATGGAGGGTCTAAGCTTTGGATTCCCTATAAGTAACCTTTCCCCTTTCACCATAATTATTGCATTGCTAATTACTGTGCTCTGCGGCGCTCTACTTGCTGAGCACTTTGGTGTTGAGGATAAGGCAAAAAGAAACATACTGGCTTTTTCTTTTATTATATCTCCGTTTTATTTAGAGAATCTTTCTTATCAGTTCGATTCTCTGCCTATGGCTTTATCATTATTATTCGCATCTCTTGCGTTCACAATCCCAGGAAAGTTCAGACCTTTAGCTGGCTGTGCAGTTGGCACCGTCTTGCTGATTGGCACCATGTGTCTTTATCAGCCATCTATAAATGTGTACATCATACTAGTTTGTTTTGCTGCAATACTAGCAGGAATAAATAGCGAAGGTCGCATTTTACTTACCGCTTTATACAAAGCCATATCATTACTTGTAGCTCAGGTGATTTACTCTTTAGCAATTGTGCCTGCCTTTATCGAGGGTGATTACAACACAAATCACAGTATTATGATTACTGAAAAACCAGATCCGGTAGGTCTGCTTTTTAGTAATGCTCAAGCATTTTACGATAGAGTATTAAACTCACTAGATACAACGGCATACGTGATAGCAGTTGCTCTGGTAGTATTGCTATTAGTGATATGGATAAAGTCTTTATTTACACACAATAACAATAAAAACAAATTAAACCTTGCGTTTGATAAGTTAACTATACTCATTGCATTTCCAGTTATTTTTATATGCATAGCTGGCCCCTTACTATTACTCTACAAACCAGTGACAAACCCCCGCGTATTGCTTGGCGTTAATGCCATAGTATTCATTGGGGTATTCTGTTCGACATATTTCTTAAGCCGATACTGGAAATTCCTGATGATTGTACCAGTGGTTTACGCGTTCTCACTTTCCGCAGCGTATGGGAATGCTTCAACCATGCAAAAAAGGCTTGATGAATATCGGGCAATAGTAATTGCCAAAGATATTAACAATTTAAATAAACCATTTAAGAATCTTGTATTTATAGGCATGCCTGACATTTCCAAAGTTTCTAACAGATACGCAGATAACTTTCCAGTAATTCGACAATTGATAACTCCGTCAATTAGAGAGAACTGGGTTTTTGCAAACTATTTTATGCGACAGTATGGCGTTTACCTTAACTATATTCATATAAGCAAAGGTAGGAATGAAAGGGATGTTCTTTGCTCGCAAAATAAATGGAATAAAAGCAATGATTACATTCTGATGCACAACGATGAGACTATTGTGGTGGATTTTACAAAGTGCAAAGGTAAAAATTAAAAAATAGGCCGCTTGAGCGGCCTTATTTTAAACAATTAGCTGGAATGTCGGCGGTGTCCCGGAGAAGTCCCCAGACTGTGTACATACCCAGCCTAGTTTCACTGATGTCCCTGGCGTAGTGATAAATATTTTATCCCCGCTGTACCACTTACCTGCTGTTGGGACTGCTGCGGCATGGAAGATGCGACAATTAGCTGTGATAGCACTGCTGATATATGGCCCAGTATTAACCTGCACGGCCTGGCCCACAGCAAAGTCTATCGTATCGTTTCCAATATTAGTCATTCTCACCGTCGCCGTGGTTGATCTGTAATTCTGATACCCAACCTGAGAACCAGCGAACTGAGCTGTCAAAGGCAAAGTGAAGTAAGCAATACTTGCCGATGTGAGCGTCCCGGTGGTGTCGTTGAAATCTATCGTCCAGTTACCTAACTGGATCCTTGAGCACCCTGAAAAATCTGCCATGCCTAGGTATGAACCGGTTACGTAATTAGCCCGAAGACTCACATCACCGATGTACAAATCTGTTATGCCCTGCGTGATAGAGAACATTGAATGCAGAATGCTTGGCCCCACTCCTGCAAGTACGCAAGACCCATCAATCTTACCGATGCGTACAGTGCTATTCACGTTATCAGGCCTGCTTCTTAATATTGGCATAATAGAGGAAGAAAAATTGTTATCTATGTACAGTACATCTATTCTCAAGGTTCCACTGTATGAATATGTGATGCCATAACCTGAGGACTCCCTGATTCGAAGAACTCCGATATTTAATATTCCTCCAGCGTTCACGACGGGCTCTCCAAGACCATTATCTACAACCATAGAACCGATTGTTACCCTGCTTCCATCAAGGCAATAAATACCGTTGTCGTGTATTAGTCTCGCAGTAATTTGCCCGAAAGTAACTTCTGAGGTAGAAGCCACAATAATTCCGCCCTGACTATCGTATATATCAACTTCTGGATAAGTTCCCCGTTGAGCAGTGGATGATACTGTAAAAGATGCTGGCTGCGGGTCAACACCAGAACTGCCTTTTTGTATGTTGCGTACAACTAAGGACATGTTATTACGGATGCCGTCGTCCTGTATGGCATTCTGTATTCCGTAGGTGACCCGGTCTGTGCCTAAAATATTCGACACTTTGACGCGTCCTACAGTGTCAGTTCCTTTATTGATAAAGCCACCAGCGCCAAAGTTCTGCATATCAATATCGATGTCATACGTTACATTCGCTCCAGTCAATGTCAGGAGCGTACGACCGTATGCCGTGGAAAAATCAGCAGTAGAGGCTTTCATTCTCCCGGTCAGGCTGAACCGACTTGAAGGGATGCTAACGACATTATAATTCTCCCCCATTATTTTCACGTCAAGACCAGAGGCGCATGCTTTCAACAGGCGTGCAGAGTTGTCAGATCCTGTATTCCCATCCCAGCATCCATATTCTTCTGTGCTGACCTGTTTATTTTTGACGCACCGCCGCCACACAGCTCCGCCGGACGTTTTGATATAAAGACCGCCATCTTCTACCAGCGATCCGGGATTAACACTGCGGAAGAAGCCGCCACCACCAAATTTGTCTGAGTAATAATTTTGTACCCGGATTAACTGGCCAATGCTCTTTGGTTCAGTTTCACGGAGGGTGGCTACATCTGGACACTCACCAAGCAATCTAAACCCATCAGTATTCCCTAATTGTGTTCTAAGAGATGCATCACCAACACTTAACCATGCTCTTGGACCTATTCCGCCTGTAGATTCTGGAGTGGAGTCAGGAGATACCACCTTCGGGAAAGGACCGTCCCAGCGATAATATTCGCCGGTCGCTTCAAGCCGCAGAACCTGGTTTGGCAGCGTAAGCGTATTTCCGTCTTCAAAGCTGTCCAGGGTGATATACCCGAACTGGGAGATGGCCTGCTGTGCCAGCCAGCGCAGGCCCTCGATCGTATAATGCTTATTGCCGAAACGGTCAATGTAAGTCCATCCCATCGAGGTAACGAACTCGTCAATTTTCCCGGCGTTGTATTTCAGATCAATCGGTGATTCGCTCGGGACCGGTTTCTGAGTAGGTGTGGTAGCCATATTGATTCCATAAAAAAACCCGGCGCGGTGCCGGGTCTGGTTGGTCGGGGACGGTTCTTATTGGTAGATGGCGTCGCTGTATTCCGCGACGGTCAGAGATACCGTGTTATCTGTGTTCGGTTTGATGCTGTTGACCGTCCATAGCTGACTGTCCAACTCCTCCACCGTCGCAATGAGGTAGCGCGACGGGAGCTGTACAGTGTCTCCGTTCCAGATATTGAGTTGAATGTCGGGTATTGCCGCGGTGAATCCGTACTTCGTGTCGCTGCGGGCCGTCGCAGGATAGCGCAGCGTCGGATTACCCAAGCTGTCGGTCACCAGCACGTACATATCCCCGGAAAAGGTGATCGGTTCGCTGGTATCGAAGTTATCGCCGGCGCGCCCGGTGATGTATCCCTGTTGCTGGTTGCTGTCGTAGATATCAGGCATCTGAATGACGCTTCCAACCTGGATAATGCCGTCCTCAAACACTTTGGCGTTCATCTTCACGCGCGAGTAGATCAGGCGCTTGGTTTCGCGTAATGCGCGCTCCCGGGCCTGATACTCATTACGGAAGCCGACTATTTCAAGCTTGTTCGGATTCTCCGCTTCCTGCTCAACGATAGCGCCGTTCAGCACGCGGTAGTTGATGTACGTCTTGTTGTTCGTGGTCGGATGAACGTAGGACACCTGCACGCCGTCGTAGCCGCCAGGAAGAGTAGCCTCGTACGTCATTTTGTACTCGTCAGTCTTCATGTTGGCCCGGTTGAATACGGCCGCCGGGTAATCAACTTTCTGATCCCGGGTGAACGTCAGCACTCCGTCATCCCAGTACGCCACCACCGAAGCCGCATTGCAGATCGCCTGCACGCGGTCTCCCAGTGAGTCGTTCTCGTCGTCGAACGTGTAGTCGAAGTAACCCAGTCGCTCATCAGGCAGACTTTCAGCGATCGAATACAGTCCGTACAGGTCAATGCTGCTTACCGGCTGTTCGCCCATAATCAACCAGGTATGCGCAACCGCATCAGCGAACGAGCGCGACGGACGCAGTGTGTAATCCACTGTCTGCGCGTCCAGGTCGTAAGTGATGGTGTGGCGCGTCACCAGCGCGTTATATTTGCGCTCACGGCTGCCCAGGGCATTCTCTGTCGCCCTGACTTTTACGCGCACCAGCGTGTCGGTCGGATGAACGGCGTTCGTCCTGATGTTGATGCTATGGATCTCTTCTACCTTCAGCAGGGACGCGTCACCGGAGTTATCCGTGCGCTGGAAGCTGACCGCGTACTTCCCGAATCCGCCGGTCGGAGTGATCTTGTCAGTTCGATAAAACACCTCACTCGTCGACTGATGCGGCGTCGTCTGCCTGTATGTAAACGTCTGCTGCGTACCAGGGACTTGGTTGTACTCGTCGTCGATCTTCCAGATAACCACCTTCCAGTTGGTCTCTTTCTTCCCGCCGAGGCTGGACTGAGTATGCAGCCACAGCTGAGTTGACTCGACCGGGGAAAAGAACGGACCCACTACCAGCGCTTCATTGTCGTTCAGGATGAACTTTGTGGTGTTGATCGTCGCGTTCGCCGGAATGTCCTGCGGACCCTCCAGCTGGTTCATCGTAAACGTGTACCAGCGCACCGGGTTAACAACCGCGCCGTCGTTTGTTTCAACAGCGGAGATCAGCGTTCCGGAGAATGTCGCATCGGTAGTAACGTTGCCGGAGGCCGTGCTATACGTCACGTTGATGGTGAAGGTTACAGCGTGCGGCAGCACCAGCCCCATGAAATAGTCGAACTCAGCCTGCTTAACGATTTTCATCGCTATCTGGCCGCCGGAATACGTTCCGCTGACCACCGTGTTTGCCGTTGCTGTTTCGATCGGGAAGTCGCTGGCTTCGTTCTGCCCGGGGACCTCCTGCCCGTCGACGTCATCGAACCCGTATCCCTCGACAATCTGCGGGATTACTTCGCCAGGCTGGAAGAACTGGAACTCGGCGCCGGCCAGAGAGCCCAGACTGGATTCTGAGTAACGCACGGACTCGTAGTCGTACTTGCCAATCCCGATGCACATCCACTCTGTAACGTACTTCAGTCCGCCGTCAGTAGACGTCTGGTGCACGTATTCGAACACCGACTCCTGAATCAGATCCGGGAACGAACGAATCTGCCCGTAAATGTCCGGCTTGGCCTTGTAAACGCGCGCAGTGTTTGTCTGACCGGTCAGGCTATTGTTCGGTGAGTCGACGGTATTACCGCCGTTGTTCGCGATTGCCGGCTTCGGCGCCAGGAACGAAAACACCTGGCCCACCACTTTAAAGATCGGGCTCAGGATGTCGCCGACAATGCCCTTTGGCTGGTCGAAAATCTGGATATGGTCCAGCTCACTCAGCTCAAACGCCAGTTCGTCATCGTCGCCCAGCTTCACACCATTGCGGACGATCAGCAGGTCGCGGTGGAAAGTAGCGTCATTGTCCGCCAGCCAGTCATAAAAAAGGGTACCGTTTGGCACCCTGCAACGCAGCTTAGGCGTTCCTGGGAAGTTCGATATCTCAACCAGCGCCATAAGAAAAATACTCCACTTTGGTGAATGCCCGCTGAATGACCAGCAACGAGTCCATTCGCACGCTTCCGTTCTCTCCACGCGAGTGCAGCGCCTGCCGGTTCAGTATCAGGCCAACATGTGCCGGTTGCGCGCCGCGGTACCCGACGAATATCCCGCCCTCTTCCAGTTTATCGACCTTGCGCCAGAATACGACGTCGCCCTGATAGCAGGTGAAGAAGTCGGCCCCGGCTTCGTAGTCCGGCGTCTGGTGCAGCTCGATGCCGAGAACGTGCCGGTAATACAGCACGCACAATCCCCAGCAGTCGACTTTCTCGAAAGAACAGGCCCGGTTAGCCCACGGCATACCAATGACCAGCCGAATAAATTCATCTTTAGTCATGAGCATGCCTTATAGGTACTGGAGTCCAGTGTATTCGCGGGGATCGTATAATTTTCCAATATTATTATTGAGCGGGTTGGTCACAGACAGAGTGACCGATGCGGCGTCGGCATCGATGTCCACCGTCTTGACGTAAAGCTGCCATGACTTAATGGGCACAGACACGTCGCCGCTGTCGAATATCTGCCTGGTGGCCGTGATGGCAGTCAGCCTGGCCGCACCCTTCCACTGCTTCATCAGCGATTTGATGTCCGACGAAAGCCGCCCTAACTTCACCGTCGCGTCGATAACCGGAGTACCGCTCTGCTGACTCTCTTCGATTTCAAAGCGCGCTGGCGTGTACGTCTGGCCGCCGAGCGTCTTCGGGAAGAACTGCTTGTCGACAAGGCGAACGTAACCAAAGGATGGATGGTAGAACGTAATGGTGTCGTACAGTCCGCGCGTCGGGCGCTGCTGCTTATATTGACGGAACGATGGCATCAGGGAACCCTCGGAAGACTTTCCGGATCGCGTCCATCCGGATAACCCGTAACCACTATATCCAGCCATGAATCCCAAGGCGGCGGCAGTTCAACAATGATGTCGTCAAAATCGTCGTCAGCGTTGTACAGATGGTTGGCGATAACGGTTCCCGTCCAGGTCACCACTCCGCCGTCGATACTTGTTTGCACTGGCATCTGCGTGAAGTGAAGCTCCTGCAATTGCAGGCCACTGCCGCCAAGATTGATATTCATCCGGAACCAGTTCAGGCCCCGGTTGAGATAGTTCGGGCTGCGTAGCCACTGCTGGAAAGCGCGCTCCTGCGCCAGAGTGAAGATCCACGTCAGTGACCAGGTCACTTTCAGGTCGTCGGTTTGGTTCTCAAAGATAGCCGGGCCGACCGCTGGCCGATCGGTCTGGAACCCGGTATCGAGCGTCATGTTTTTGCTGGCCTTCTGTGCCAGCGGCAGCCAGTCTGGGTAATCGATGATTGGCATCAGCCCTGCCCTCTTGGCGTGCGTTTAACGTTCATGTTGCTGGTTATGGCGTTACTGATTGGCCCGCCGTTGTTCAGATCAGCGACAATTACATCCACCGTCACTCCACCATTAGCATCCGTACCTGCCTGCGCATCGACCGAGGATGACGTGTAGTTCTGGATGTTGATTACCACCCCTCCACCTCCGCCGGCATTCATCTCCTTGTTGCTGATCACCCTGCCGTTGTCGCCCGGTATCATGTATTGCTTACCGGTACTGGCCTGGTAAATCTCCGGCATGCCGCCTTCGCCGACCTGATACATCCCGCCAGCAGAGACAGGCCCGCCATTCTTACGCTTACCAGCAACTCCCATAGCCAGCGCACCGAGAACAGCACCAATTCCTATGGCAGCTGCTCCACCGAGTGTACTGATAGACGCCAGCATTGCCGCAGGTGTCCATGCCGCCGTTTGTGTCGCCGCCGCCGCAGTACTTGCTGCCGTAGTGGTGGCAATGCCTGCGGTTTGAGCTGCTGTCGAAACTGCCACAGCTGATGTCGTAGCGGTCTGACCCATAATCGCCGACTTAACCCACTCGAGGCCCATCTGCACGAAAGAGTTAACCACGCTGTTCAGGACGGTCATGCCAATGCTTCTCATCGCATCGCTGGCCGACATACTTCCGGTGACAATGCCGGTCAGCGCATTGCTGGCCACCGAACCAAGAGAGTCGAAAGCCGCAGCCGCTGCCTGAGTGGCCGCGTTCTGTTGCGCCCACTCTTCCCACATCGCAGCGTTACGCTGATCACGATACTGCTGCTCGATAGCGGCGCGCGCTGCCTCAGCCTCCCCGATCCTCTGCGGATAAAGCTGCGCGTAAAGCTGGATGTCAGCAATGTCTTTCTGGTACTGGCTATCCAGCCCGGCAGTTTTGCTGGTTTTACCCTGGATGGTACTGAACTTATTGGCAGCCTCTGTGCGCTCCCGCTCAGCCTTGGCCTGCTCACGCAATGCGTTGGCACTGTCCCAGGCTTTGCCTGCCAGCTGTCCGGCAAGAATGAGCTGCTCCTGAGTGGCGGTGTTACCGAGAGACTGCTGTGCATTAAGCACGGCCTGAGCTCTGGACAGTTCACCGACACTGCCAGCTGAGAGCTCGGCCTTCTGCCTCAGCTCGTCCAGTTTTTGGTTAACAGTTTCCTGCGCTTTAGCGTATTGATCTGCCTCTTTCTGAGCGGCTGACGCTCCACCCTTCGACTTGCTCCCGATGGTCGTTGCCGTGGTCTTTATCTCGATCGGCTTTGTGTTAGCCGCTGTCTGCGATGCTTTGGAAACAGCGGCCAGGTCGCCAACCAGCATGGCGGCTTTATTGCTCAGCCCGGCCAGCGCTTTGTTTTGCGCCTCCCAGCCATCAAGACCAAGCCATGACCAGGTCCGTGCCCGGCGGGTAAACATTTCTGCTGTGCTGTTCAGATCTGAAATTTGCGAATCCGCTGAGATTGCCTTCCCCACCAGCCGGTCGAGCGCAGCGGTCATTGAGTCGATAACTGCAACCAGCCCCGTGCTTGCACCCGTTGCCTGGTTAACAGAGTCAATCATCGACAGAAATGAGTTTGTCAGGGCGGTATTGGCCTGCGACAGTGTGCGTGGGAGTTTCTCGAACTCTGCATTCACTGAGCCGGTTTGCTTCTGAATGGCGTTGAGAGCATCTTCTGCCGTCAGTTTCCCGTCCAGCATCAGCTGGCGAAGTTCTCCAATGCTCACCCCCATCCCGGCGGCAATCTGGCGCGCCAGTTCCGGCATTTGCTCAAGGATGGAGTTGAACTCCTCAGCCCGGACAGTACCGGATGAAATTGACTGGCCGAACTGACGAAGAGCATTCGCCATTTCTTCTGTCGAGGATCCGCCAATGCGACCTATTTTCTGAAGTGTTTCGGTGAGCTGGATGATCTGGCCGTTTGTCGCTCCGGTATCGCGCAACGCAGTGCTGAGAGTCTCCCACAGCTTCGCTGTATCCTGTAGCGAACCACCCGTTGCCGAACTGATACGGATCAGATTCTGCATCGTCTGCGAGGCTGTTGTTGCGCTACCAGTTAGCCTCTCTATACGCGCGTTGAGCTGGCTCATGTTGTCAGCAGCAACGATGAATGCCTTACCCCAGTCAACAACGAGTGAGGCGGCAATTGCCCCGGCGACGCGGTTGATATTCGTCTGCAACTCATCCATCTTTTTGGCTGCATTGGTCGCCGAGTTGCCGATGGAGTCGAGCGACTTATTGGCCTTTCCCTGCGCCTTGAGCAAGCCAGAAACATCGGCCTCGATGTCGTAATAAATCTCGCCTGCTTTTTCAGACATCACTTTTCTCCGGGCATAAAAAAACCCGCCGGAGCGGGTTAATTAATGAAATCCAATGATGTTGATATATTATAACATCATGGCGAATTTAAAATTTGCAGGATTCTTTGGCTTCTGAACTTTGCATTTCAGATTCGCCAATAAATTTAAAAATTTCACCAAAAGTAGCTTGTTCACCTTTTGTGGCTATGTGCACTCCGTAGACAGCTAGATCCATTGCAGTTCCGTCATTCTTTCTTCCAGAGACTTTAAGGCAAACATTTCCACTTCGAGAAGATGGATTGTCACGAGTATCAGGAATAAATTTTTCCTGTGAAAAAGATGTTGGCAATGAGATTTCAGTCCGGATTTCTTTTTTTCCTAACTCGATTAAATCCTGCTCAGAAAATTCAGAGGCACTGACATAGAAAGATAATAAACCTAATCCAAGGATAAAGACTTTTTTCATTTCACATCTCCTATTAGTTCTAAATATGCTACCAGATAGAGATGAAAACGATCATAGAACTACTCCAAATCCCCCCTACTAAAAATGGCTATATAGTTTTTTTTAAATTTTCGCGTTTCATCATTTCCTGCCAACGGCGTTCATCATCGTCCATAACCGCGTCGTACTCTTCCCTGGTGAAGCCTTTCTGGTCAGGATATTTGGCGTTAAGCATCATGGCAAATTCGGTCATAGTAAGGTTTTCAGCCTCTTCCCTGCTTATCCCGAAATGGTTGCGCGCCGCCATGATGTATTCAGTCGCATGAAACTCCGGCGTCGTTTCCTTGTTTTCGTGCTTCTGCAACTTACGAACCTTCGACCGGCCAATAACGCCATGCATGATCAGTGACTGAGCTATCAGAATCAGGTTCTCCGGATAAAGCGCTCCGCGGCGCCATACAAACGTACGCCCTCCAGTGCGTGATGGCTCGTGCCAGCCTGTCAATTCTGAAACGTCCTCGTCACAGCATGACTGAATGACGTTAATAGCCGAGAGCAATGCCTCACGCACAAATGCGGCAGAACCTGCTGCATCAAGCGCCCAGCGTGGCAGTGAAACGTCACCGAAATAGTGGGCGTAAAATCTGCGCTGATGCTCTGGTATCTCACTGTGAATTTCGCGCGCCGCTTCAAGCATATTTGCCACATCGTCATTGAACAGCGCATAGAAAGTGCGAACGATATGTTCTGGCTCGCCGATCCGAGTCATGTTACGGAACGATGGCCGGAAGAAGTATTCACGGCCGCCAGCACCAATCAGGCACTCACCAATTTCTTTCAAAGGGGTCATATCGCTCTCCATAACCATTATCAAGGGCAGCACGCCGCCCTTTGTAGTGATTACGGCGCGGCAGTCACGGTAACTGCACAGGTGTCGGTAAAATCACCGTCAGCAGTGGTAGCAGTAATAGTCGCGGTACCCTCGGCAACTGCTGTCACCAGACCGGTTGAACTGACTGTTGCGATAGATGCCGCCGAAGTCGTCCAGGTTATCGCCTTGTTAGTCGCATCGGTTGGATGAACTACACCGCTCAGCTGCTGGGTTGCGCCAACGACCAGAGAAGCAGTTGCAGGAGTTACTTCAACGCCAGTGGCCGCGATGGAGTCAGCGACTTCAAACACAACGGTGTCAGCGTCGTAGACCTTCCACTCGCCGGAGAAGGTGGAGATATCGTTGGTACCGAAATCACCAGACCATGACGTGGTGTTCATGTAACCCTGGATGTAAGTACCGGCGTTCTCACCCGCAAAGTCGAACCGCACCCACAGATTAGGCTGACGACCTGCCTGGACTTCATCAAAGATATACTTCGACAGACGCCACGCGCCGATCTCGTTATCTTTATCAGACTTGCGAAACTCACCTTCGCCGGAAATCGTCAGATCCATGTTGTTGACCAGGTTCTCCACCAGCCCTTTAGCATCATCTGCCTCGGAGTTGATGGTGTTCATCGAATAGTCGATGCCCTTAGTCGTCATAGCGCCGAGACGCTTCCATTCGGAAAGCGCTGGCACTGCGTCGGGGCAGCCAAAGGCCATGCGTAGCACGGCTACTTTCCCGATCAGCTTGCCAAAATCATTAGCACAGCCTTGCATGTGTACCTCTCAAATAAAAAAGGCCACCGGATGGCAGCCTGATGGTTGGTGATGGGGTTATTCGCCGTAGACGCACATGAACTGGAGTCTGAAGACCAGGCGGCCCTCTTCGGTCAGGACAGGTGCAGGCATGTTTCCGAGGTTTTGAATAAGGCCAAGGCATTCGTCGGTAATGTCGTTCTGTTCGACATAATTGATGATTTCCTGAGCCTTTTCAGCGGCTGCTCGGCGTTTATCCTTGGCGGAGATGATATCCACCAGCACGTAGTGGTCAGATCCGAGGTCATTTCGGATGTCGGTACCACCGTTAGGACGGAACACGATGAATGCGTCGGTTAACTTGGCTGTGTCGTCCCACGCCAGCAACTGAACAATGAAGCCAGTGGTAAGCCCGGCATCAACGAAGTAGTTACGCACTCGCTCATACATGGCTGGTGTCATACTGAAAGCTCCTTGCGCATCACGGCATCAATCTGGCTGCGGGTGTCTTCAAAGCCTTTGGTGAGGAACTCTTTCTGCGCGGTGGCGCGACGGAAAGTTTGCGGAACGTTAGGGTCGTGAACGAAAACAGCGTAGTTGGCCGTGTACCCCACCCGTCCTGTCAGCCTAACGCCGTTGTTTATCAACTCACGATACTGGCTATTCAATAGCGTAGAGGTATCGATCGGCGTATAAAGCGCGGCTTGGGAGCTGCCGATTATCATTGCTGACTGTAGCGCCCTGACGACCTTTCGCCCTTTCACGTCGTTTATGATGCGGTTGAGCCCGGCTTTCGACTGCTTAACGCCACGTACTTTGATGCCCATGGCTACACTCCCGTCAGGATGGCGTAATCATCCGCCACTCGCTCAAACGTGTCGGCATAGCGAATAACCTGCCGCACCTCGTCGGCACCGGCCACAACCGGGTCGGCTTCCGTCGATACGCCAATCAGCAGGTAATCACCCGTGGCCGCCAGCGCGAACTCTGTCCAGACGGTGTTCTTAACGACGATTTCAAATCCCAGGCTGGCTAACTTCTTGCTGAGCCCACCTTCGTAATCACAGAGGATTTGCTCAGGTTCGGCATAGCCCAGCGGGTCGCCGTATTCGTCATTGCCTTCCAGCTTTCGCCAGATGGTCGCTGTTGCCGTGTATGACCAATTCGCGGTTGCAGACATCAGTCATCCCTCCATCGCAGCACCTTCGCGCCAGTCGCCCGGATACGCGGGCAGTTGATGAACCACTCCCCGTCCGGTTTCACGTAGCCGGTAGTCTCCCGCCCGGTGTCGGTCATCACCCAGACGCGGGTGAACGAGCGCGGTAGACCGTGCTTAACTGATTTGTATGTCATCAGCAGCCCCCGACCACCATGAACAGGCCGACGCCATTACCTGCGCTGATAGGCAACTCACCGGTGCAACCGCTGGTATCAAGCCGGGCCAACGAGTCGCGCAGCCAGGTAATGCTGTCGTCACCATATTCAAACGAGCGGGACGCGCCAGACGGCGCCCCCTGCGATTTGATGCGGCGCGCGCCGGACGAAGTAGCCATAAGCGCGGCGGCGTACATCAGGATCAGCTTCGCGGTGCACTCGTCATAACCCGCGCCATCGAGACACGGGATAATCTTGTTCACCACGCATAGGATCGGCGTAAGCAAGGCATCAGGTATGGCGTACCCCAACTCAGCGAGGAAGCCTTTAATTTCTTCTGGCGTAAGCGGGGTTGCCATGGTTATTTCGCCTTTTTCGATTTAGCGGAGGTGTCTTCATCGTTGCCTGGCGTAGCCACTTCCAGTTTGCGGTCACCGCCTGACAAGACTTCTACCAGCCCAGCGGTTTTCCACTTGATCGCAGTCTCTTCACTGACCTCCACCTTTGCACCAACCTCCAACTTCTGGAGATTGGCACCGGAGAAAAGGTTATCGCTAATCACTTTAACCAGTGCCATATTTCACCCCTTAGCTGTGTGCGTAGATGACTGATTTCTTGCTGTTGATGTCGGTCTTAACCATCAGGCCAGCAGCGCCCCAGGTGCGCCAGATGTAATCGCTGTTGTAGAACGGACGCGGGTCGGCAACAGTGCCGAACGCCTGGCCTACAATTGGAGCAATCACGCCAGCGGTCAGCGGAACGATCAGGATCTGGTTACCTGTCAGCTGAGCATCTTCTTTAATCGCGGCAATACCGGACAGTTTCAGAAGCTCTTGCAGGATCGTGTCTGACTGGTAGTTGTCACTGAAGTAGCGCTCCAGGTTGGAGATGATGGCGCTGGAAACATACCAGGTCTGCTCTGCGTACTGATTGTTGGTCAGCTTGAGAGTGTCGCGCAGCTTAATCGCCGCGTTACGGATCTGCTCTGCCGTGGCGGAGGCGCTGGTGAAGTCGATATTCAGGCCAGATGCGCCCAGATCAACCATCGCAACGCGCTCATCGTTCTTCAGGCCCTTCCAGGTCTTCTCATCAAACTTGATGTAGTTGCCTTCTGCGTCACGATAGCCGTTGTAGATGTAATCCACATACTGGCGACGGACTTCGTTGGTGGACTCGAACTGAGCATCAGAGATGATGTCGAACGCATCCGGGTTGTTCAGGCGAGGCTCACGCCAGTGGAACTTGAAGCCGGTATCGTGCACCGGAACCATCGTGCCGTCGTACTGGTACTGCACAGCATCCAGTGCCGCACCGATCTGGCCTGACATGGAGGTGTGAGCCCACATGCGGCCGCCGGATTTGGCGTATTCGTACACGGTCTGGTTGATGCGCACCGAACGAGACAGCGGCATCAGGTCGTTGAACAGGGTGAACTCTGTGTTCGGCTGGAATTGACGCAGCACAGTCTGGTCAAAGGCTTTGTACAGATCAGCAGGTGAGCGAACAGCATTGATGCCATTCAGCTGATTGACTGTATTCAGGCGATCAGCCATTTCCTGCATTACGTTAATGCCCTGATGGTTCAAAGCGGCATTACGCTCCTGCGTCAGCATACCAAACTGGTACTGGTTCACGGCCAGGTTGCCGGTCTTTTCGCCCAGCGATTTAGAATAAACAAGCATTCAGTGACTCCTTACTTAATCACTACGCGAATGAGGTCGCCAGCAGCGGCGGTGATTGAGCGCTCTTCGTCGCAATAGCAGCGATCTGATTCGCCAGTAGCCCACTTCTTCACTTGGCCGTTGACGATTGAAAGAGCGTCGCCTTTTTTGTAGGTACCGGCCGCAGCCCGGACGTTCAGGAACATGCCAGGCAGTGGGTGGATACCCACCAGCAGATCGTCTACAGCAAACGTGTCATCTACGGTTTTGCAGCGCAGATAGTCGAAGTCAGCGACATAGATAATCGCTGTTTCGCTACCATCTACCGACACCTTGAAGACGCCAGCATCGAAGAAGCCCAGGGTGCCGGGCTTGACCGCGGTGGCGCGGCCTTCACGGTTGAGCAGCGGATTAGGGAATACGCCACCGGCGTGAATTACGTGTTTTCCGTCTTTAGCCATTTTTTACTCCGGCATTTCGCTGACTGATTGGGTGTTGGTTGCCTGGCGGAATGCACCGTTCAGGCCGAAAGATGTCTGGCACTTGGCATACATGGCGTCGAGCGCCTTACCGTCCAGATCTGCGACTTCTTCATCGCTCATGTTCATCGCCAGCTTCACAGCCGCGCGCTTTTCGCCTTTCTCTTTGTCGGCGTTCGCGTTCAGGCTGTTGAAAACGACGTCCACGCGATCGGCGAGTTTCTGAGCCCACGCTGGCATCTCTTCGCTGTTGTTAGCTTGCTCTTTAGCCTTCTTGTCATCCGCTTCTTTCTTCTCACGTGCGGACTTCTCTTCAGGCGTTTCTTCTTTGCTGTCGGCGTTTTCTGCCAGCATCTGGTTATATGCGTCCATCAGTTCGGCATCGGTTTTAACGTCAACCGATTTACCTTTGGCCTTCAGCGCATTAACGATGAGCTCTTTCATCGGGTCTGTTTCCTTCTGGGTTGAATCGCTGTTGGCGCCGAAAAACGCCTTTAGCTGGTTGAAAAATGTTTTGACGGCGGGGTCTTGCTGGTCTGGGGTGGTAGATTCTTCGAGATTGACGACCTCGATTTCGACCTCATCACCCTCAGCGTTAACGAAGATGCCAACCCCCTCCTCCGGCGTACCGGCGCCTGGCTCATCAAGCAGCACAGCCACATGGTCGAACATCATGTTGGTGGCGATCTCGTTGTACTTTTTGCCCTTCGACTCGCCGTTGGCGGCGATACCGGAATACAGCAGGCCGGTGGAGATATGGATCGGGTCGGAGTTGGTACCGGACAGCATCTCATCCAGGCGATTAATCAGGCGCTTACCCTTCTCGCTGGATTCGGCGTACTGCCGGTTAACGTACATGTCGCCCGTAACCTTCCCGTCTTTGTGGCTGACGTTCTGTAGCCAGGCGCCGACGTGGTATTCGTTCACCGCCCTGACATCGCGCGCCGATACATGCTTGCCGTCCACTTTTGGGTGGCCCAGCGGCATCGGGTTACGTTCAAGCGTGTTGTAGGCCTTTTCGATTTCTGCTGCCGGGTACAACTTCCGGTTCATCACGATATCGTCCACGACAGGCGTGATGCCGCGAACCACGATATGTGGCTTGCCGTCGATGGTTTCAGTGGTGATGTTTGAAGCGGAGTTGACGACGGTCAGCACGTTAACGCGGTTGCGTTTCATGCTGGGTCCTCGTTGGTGGATTTCAGGCAATAAAAACCCAGCACTATGGCTGGGTCGCTAATGGTTTAGGTTGCTCTGAAACTTACTTGTAGTTAATTTACCCGATTGAATGCGGTAATGATTACTGCGTCAGGCATTACCATTCTTTGTTTGGCTATTTCTTTTGCTGTATTCATAAAGAAAACATCCGGCTCCAATCCTTCAGGATCGGCTACAACTGTCGATCCTGTAAGGTAGACCTGTCCATTTTTCAAGATTTGGTAAGCTACGAAATATTTGTTAAGCATGACTACCTCTATCGCTCTGAATGAACGGTAATTATGCCCCTTCTTTCCAGCTTATCCTCTCTTTTTTTAGCTTATCCGCCAGCCCCTCGTTGAAGATGCTGCCGTCGTCGTTGAGCAGCACCGGAATCTGGCTGCAATAGCAGTTGTAACGGTTGCCGTTTTCGGCGTAGAAGTCCCGCACCTCTTCGGAGGTGTAGACCTTACCGTGACGGCTTGCGTGCCAGGTTCGCGTCGTAGGCTTGAGCGCTGACAGCCACAGCAGGCCGGTATTTAGCCCCAGCCTGTCTGCTGCCCAATCCGTTTCGTTCCATTGCGCTTGCCGCAGCGCTCCGACCTGCTCAGTCTGAGCGATGGTCTTTGCCTTCGACATCGACACATCAAGACGCTTGCTGATGACGGTGGCCGTCTCGCGTGGATTCACACCGCGCGCTACCGCGTCGGTGATGATATTGGTTAGGTCGCCGCGAGCTGTATCGCTGATGACCTTCCAGTCACTGAACATTGTCAGTCTGGCCGCCGCTATCTGGTTCAGGTAACCGGGGCTGCTTAAAAGCTGCTGTAGCGACGTCTGGATGGCGTACACCTGCGACTGCTGCGAGAGGTTATTGAATGCCTCCAGCGTGCCGCGCTGCGCCTCATCGACGACGTAATCCATCGCCCATAGGTTCCGCTCGCCACCTTCCAGCAGGTAATCGTCGAGAATGCCCTGCACTGCTTCCAGCAAATCCGCCAGTTCCTGCGCCGACATGTCATAGATGAACTTTCCGGCGTTGACCTGGTAGAGCCGCATATCCGCGCCGCTGTCGTGGCAGAGGAAATGCCAGTTATGGCTGTTTACCTCGCGCTCTCGTCCGGTCAGGCGCTGATCGAACAGCGCTTTCAACGCCACCTTTATCGCGTAATACCGGCCCTCAATGTCGCGCTCCATCTTGCTGACGGACTTGCGCGACATTGTGGGGTCAACTTTCGACCGTGGTATCACCGGACTCTTCGGCTTCTGATTCTGGGTCGGCCAGAGGGTCAGGCTTTGGCTGGTTGCCATCTGGCGGCACCTCATCATCAAGTTCTGGCAGGGCTTGCAGTTCACCCGCCGCGCGTATCTCGTTTTCGGTGATAGCTGAGCGGCCAAACGCGTTCGTCGACTTCACGGCCACATCCGCGAGTTTGTCCATGTTGGCAATCTTCTCTGCCTGGCTCGGTGCCAGTAGATCTGACCATCCCACGGTAATTTCTTCATTCCGCGCCGGAGGAATAATCCCGAGCGTCCAGAATCGAGAAACCACATCGGTGATAACGTCAGTCAGGAACCCTTTTCGGCGACTCATCCTGGTGCGGCTCCAGCCTTTTGCATCTTCAGTGCTGGCTCGCTCACCTGTCTGCATGCCAACCAGCTCTTTCACTGGAATAGGAACCGTCGCGCAGAACTCGCTCAGCGCGGTGCGCCATGTTGGCTCGGGGTCGGCTACCGCCACTGAAAGAACACTGGTATCACCCTCCTGCATAATGACTGCGCTGTCTGTGCTGTCATTGAGTCGGCGAACCTGGTCATCCATCCCTTCTGAGAGTTGAGCTTCGCTAACGCCCAGTGCTCTAGCCAGCTGCGCAAAGCTTGTCTTGGCACTGAAGTTGAAGTTGAGCTGTCGGCTGGCGTTCTTCAGGAACCCCTCAGCAGCGCCACCAGACACCTTTTCGAGGTCCAGCAGTTTGTTAAAGCCTTCTTCCAGCAGCGACTCGCCGGAATCAAGACGCCCGTCATCCGAGCCTTCAGCCAGGATGATGACGCGGTCGGGGTGGACATTGATGATGCGCCCGGGCTGGCCACTGCGCTGTTGCTGAACTGGTATCTCTGTGAACGAGTACATGCTGACAGCGCCATAGTTCTCGCTGCTCTGATCCTCGTTATAGCTGACCGGGTCTAGTTGAGCCTCCCAAACTGGAATGAGCCGGACAAGCGCCCTTTCCTGCAGCTTGCCGACCATCGACTTATCAACAGGTTCAGACCATGGCTTGCTATCTTTAACCTGGAGCAGCAAAGCAGAGTAGCGCCCTACGAGATTGCGTTTGTCAGCGCCCTTAATCTGCTTCCAGCATCTCTTAAGCAGCTTGTTAACGCGCTTATCCCATGCTGTTTGCTGGGTGGCATCCTTCGTCTGGTCCCCTTCGTAAACCTCCGGGTAATCTTCCCAGCAGCCATCAACCATGCGCGTCACCGCGGCGCCAGCAATTGCGTTGCGGCGGTACGCCCGGTAAAAGTCATCGAAGCAAAGCTCTTTAGGGTACCCAAACTCCTGGTACAGTCGCTGGCGCTTGGTGTTACTGGTGCCATTGAACAGCGCGTTGACGTAACGCATCCGCTCGCGGTCGATGCTGGCGTTCGTGGCGAGTTGTTTATTTTCGCTTTCGTTCACGGTTTCCTCCGTCAGCGCGAGCGCACCAACATGCCGGTTGATTGTGGTTCAGATAATTCGGTGAGCGCGTATACCGCGGCATCAAGACGGTCAGGTGACTTCTTCGCAGTCGATGGTACGTATTCCATAAACTGGTTCTCTACCTCGTAGAGGCTTCCCCTGTGAGCGACTCGGCCCTGCGCATACAGCGCGGAGATAGGTTCTGCACGTGCGTATTTGCCCTTACTGGCGTGCACGCGAATAATGCGGCCGCCGAACCCGGCATTGCGCAGCGTATCTTCCGCCATATCGCCGCCCTGGTTGGTTTCGATGACGATCGCATCAGCTTCGTGTTGCTCGTAGGCCTCAATGGCTTTGGTAGCCCAGCCGTTGGGTGAATACTTCCCGCTGTAATCTGCATCGAGGCTGTATTGCCGCTCATCGCCGGTACCGTAAACACTGGCGACGGCAATGCCTGATTCGTCACTCTCTTCGCTGTTGGTCGCTTGCGGGTCAATTGCCACGACCGTACGGGCCAGTTCCTGGGTGATCCGCATCGCGTGTGCGGCGCTGATCATCTCCTCATTCCACAGCGCCCCCTCTGCATTGAAGCGTTTAGGGTTCTGCATGTACTGAGCTTCGGCGGTGCGCCGGTGAGAGAACAGGGATACGCGGTGCGATTCGTTATGCTTAAATGGCCACAACCAGCCATCAGGCAGGCCATGGTCAATCGGTATAGCGTGGGTGTTTTCAGGGTACTGCGCAGCGTATGGCTGACTGTTGTCGATAATTACCGGCAGATTAAGGTGATGCCATTTCTCACCACTACCGCCCCGCAGCAGGTAACCACTCAGGTCGTGGTAGTGAATGCGCTGCATGATGACAATCATCGGCGTCGTCTCGATCGCCAGTCGTGATTTGATTGTCTCGTTGAAACGGTTGTTCACGCCGTCGCGGACGATCTCTGAGTAAGCATCATCTGGCTTAACCGGGTCATCGATAATCAGCGCGCCCTGCCAGCCTGGTTCCATATGTCCGGCACGGAAGCCTGTAACCTGCCCGGCTGCGGACGACGCATAAACGCCGCCACCGTGTTCTGTCCACCACATAGCCTTGCTGTCGGCATCATCACGCAACGACATAGGCCACATTGACTGATACGCCTGCGACTTAATCATGCCGCGAGCTGTAGAGGAGTTCAGCAGCGCCAGGTTATGCGAGTAGGACAAGTGCATAAAGCGAGCCCGGCAGTTCAGTGCCAGTCCGCGGCCCATCATGTTGATGGTAGCCAGCTCCGTTTTCGTGTACCCAGGCGGGACGTTGATGATCAGGCGCTGAATCTCACCATCAATGACGCGGTCCAGCGTCTGCTGAATCACCTTGTGGTGCGGCGCGACAATCATCTTGCCGCCAGTACGTTGCTTGAAGAAGTATCGAGCGTAGTAAAGCCCGTCCTCTTCGCACTCAATCTTGCGGGCGTAAGCCTTTTGCTCAGCAGTCGTCATCCTCCAACATCTCCCGCCGGGCAGCCTTATACTCTTCTTTGGTCAGTGTAGCCATTTCGATTGGCCCACCATTCTTGCCTGTATGCTCATGGGTGGCCTGCTCTTTGAAAGCCATCACATCTATGTGCTTCCCAAGCAGTTCGAGGTTTTTGACTTTATCCGGCCACTTAATTTTCTTGAGAAGCCCGACCATCTCACGCTCCTCACCACGGCCTTCAAACATCTCAGCCACATCGAAGCCGCTCAAATATCTCCGCCAGGATGAAGGCCACTCGCTTACTGGCCTCAGACTCATGTCATCTTTGAGGATGTCCAACACGTCCATCTGGTCAATCTCAACGAGACGATTCAGGACGTATGTCGCATTTATGCCAACCAGATCATTGCGTTGCGCTTTAAGTTCGGCAATTCTGGACTGGATGTCAGGTTTTGACAGGTTTTCGGACGCGGTGCGGTTAGCTGTCTTTGCGCTGTACCCCGCCCGAATAGCCGCTTGCGTGGCGTTTAAATCGATGAGGTACTCGCGACAAAACATTTCTTGCTTGTCAGTGAGTGCCATATTGTTCCTAAGGAGATCGAATGGACAATTTGTCAGAGGAATTAAAGAAACCCCACAATGGGAAACTTAGGGCTTACGTTGCTGGATTATTTGATGTAGACAGGAACAAAAGATGGGTTGACTGTTCCCATGCTATTGCTGTCCACAATCAATGGTCTGTGGTAACCCTTCAACATCTAGGCACGCTGGATTCTCGCCTTATTAATGATGATGCTGAACTCATTAGAACTGGATACCCCAAAAACCCAATGCATGACTTGAGTGATCACATCACTTCTTCATATCTCTGGGTTTTGGGCGTATATGAATTAGTAAGAACATTAGATCAGTTTGCGAGAAGTGACAGCTCTCCATTGAATCATGTGCGTGGCGAAATACAGACCTATAAGCGAAAGATCAATCGTTTAAGAATTCCATTAGCAAAAATGGAAGCAGCAAGCAGTAACACTGATGATTCTACAATTGCATATCCAGGATTGAATCAGGCTTTAGGCCTTGCATGGCAATTGAATGAGCATGACTGGGTCACTCGCCGTGAATTATCTGATGAAGCTCTCGCATTATTCGAGTTTATAAAATCTTCAATGCCTGAAACCTGATTAAGCCTTCTTTACCTCGGCAAATACAGTGCGGCGCTTCAGGATTTCGTATTTTGATAACTGTTGATCAAATCGCCGCCTCAATGGCCTCCAAGTCCGGTTTGCTCATTCGTTACTCCGTTGTTTGTTCTGCTGGTTGTTCAGTTTGCTCTGCCGGTACTGGCGTGAACTGCACACGCTTCACATCGGCCGGAGCGAAATAAAGCCACTCGCCCGTCTCTGTCGCCAGCGGCACAAAGCCGTTAACCAGTTCAGGCTGACGTCGTGACATCTTGCCCGTGAAGGTTTCGCCTGTTTGGGTGGTTAACGTGATTTGGTAGATGTCGGTCATGAACGCCTCTTTATCCTTTCAAGGGGATAGCAGGTGATTTATCCTCTGTAGGGGGAATCGCCATTACGATGAGCCTGCCCATGGTGATGGCAACAAAAAACCGCCCGGAGGCGGCGATTACTGTTCAAAGAGTTGAGTTCTTAGTTCTGAATATTGTGTTTGCTTCTTCACACTTTGATTGTATCTGCACTAGCCTTTCAGCTATGTCACTGCTTGGGCAGTTCGTTACTATGCAATACCCCTCAACCCACGCCTCATCACCACTTTTTGTGAACAGGCTTTCGAATATCTTTACCCAGTCACTGCTTGGTACACGCTCCAGCTCAAAGAACTTTAATGCACCACTCCCACGTTTTGTTCTGTGCTCATCAAATCCCAGGATTTTCATTCTTCATCTCATCATTGTTTACTGGGCAAATTTTTAGCACTTATCTGAGGTTTTTTCTAATTACCAAAACTTATAGGCATCACTGTTTTTCCATTATCAAGCCCACCAGCAGATGAGCTTTGTAATGGTCACTTTGGCAAGCCAGGGATCGTTATCTGTGCCTGTTGCTCAAGTCTTTCGATTCTTGCTATGAGCTGTGGCTTCTTCACTCTGCCCCAGCGGTTCAGCAAGCGGCCTGACATACTGGCAACATCCTTTTCCTTCATGAACTCCAGCATTAACTCGTTGTGCTCTCTTTGGTATGAGTGAGCCAGCTCCATCAGCCTGTCACGCATCCAATTAAATGCTTTGATAAACGCCTCTTTGATGGCGGCAGCTTTTTTGCCGGTAAACGACATAATGATGTACATCGCGCCGTCTTTGGAGATTTCATATTCAACATACTGATTACCCTTGTGTTCATAGGTAACCCGCGAAAAGTTGCTGGTTAGAAATTCATCCGAACAGTCTAGCTTTTCGATTTTCTGAATGATGTGGTGATGCTGCTTGTCGAAGTAAGCCGCCACCTTGCGGGAGGTTGTGATCACGCGATCACCAGAAACAGCCACCATGTCCCGGAAATCGAGATTAGCCAATTGATGATTCATAGCGTCTTTACCTTTTAGAAAGTGAGCCTGTCTCACAGAAAAGCCGCCCGAGAGAGGTCGCCACCTATAACGGCATTTCTCAGGCTCGCTTACTGAAAGGCTCTCGTTGATGTGCGCGTGAGATGCGCAGACATAAAAAAGCCCGACCGAAGTCAGGCTCTGTAATTTGGGTGACGAATCACTTAAGACACTGCTCTTTGATGTAGTCCTGCATGCCGCGAATCATTTTGTCAGCGGTTGCGATTCCGTCCCGGTGATCGAAATAATTCCGTCGAGCGTCTGGAGTAAGTTCGGGGGTTCCTGCATCATCCACGCCGGTGGCGGAGGTGGCTTTTGACACTCCAGGGCAGGTTGCGGCGATGCGCAGCCGTTTAGCGCCAGAATCGACATCCCGACGCAAATCGTTAATGGTTTTTTTCGCATCGGACAATTCCTTCGTGTATTTGGCATCCAGCGCAGCGACATCACGCTGGCGCACCTGCATATCTTTGATGGTGGCGGTCGCAAGGCTTAGCTGTTTATTGGCTTTGTCGCGCTGGTCTTTGTAGGTGATGGCGTTGTCGCGGTAGTGGTTAATCGCCCAGGCCATGGTAACGAGCAGGAAGATAACGACAGCACAGATGATTGCGGTTAATCGGCTCATTTCACACCGTCCAGGCAGAGCGCCTCTTCTTTCCCGGCACGAGTAACCAGACCAGGCAGAACCCTGCCGCCACCCCATACCCAGCGAGGGAACTGGTGGCATGCCGCTGTGATGTCCCCACTTCTGAGAAGAGAGAACATCGTGGAGGTGCGCATGTTCCCGCAGCCAGCTCGAAACGTTACCGATACAGCTGCCGAGAAAGTATTGTCAGACAGCTTGCGTCCATTTCCGTAGCGGTTAACGCAGGACTCAGCATCAAGGATGTTGCGCTCCCACTCGGCTGCGATCTGCTGGTCAGACTTAACGGTGCCGAGCTTTACGCCATGCGTATTACCCATTCCGTCAGTAAGCACACCTGCCGGGCACACATACGGATCACGTCGGCAAGATTCAGCGTTGCCGATTAACTCCAGCCCGCGCTCGTTAGTCCTGACATGGCCCGCATTCATCACGATTGCGATAATTGTCGCCACTGAACAAACGATCCCGGCCGCGCCACTCTTCTTACTCAGCTTCAAGTTCGCCACTGGACATTCTCCGCATTGCCTCCGTTACAACCTCGGCAGATGCCGGACGTTCGGAGTGGGGTTTCTCGCTTACCTCAGCAAGGTATTTAGCCAGTAACTGTGTACGTTTCTTTTCTTCTTCCAGCCGTTCACGCTCTTCTTTCCGTTTCGCGTAATAGGTCTTAATCGTGAAGTATGCAGAGACCAGCGCGCCGAGAATAAAGACGTAGTCCTGTAAACTGAGAACGGAAAATAACCCCAGAAGAGTTGACCACCAGTAAGGCAGATTGTGTCCATCTGTTGGGTTCATACGTTGCATTCCACACCTCCGGTTCCGGGGTGCTGTGTGGTAGTAGGGGAAAGGCCGTCAGACACGTTAGCTACGTGGCATCTGGAATTGATTGTCTGCGGCCTGGAATAAAAAACCTGGCGACAAGCCAGGAAGATGAGGGTAAGGCAATGTCGGCTCTATGGCCGAAGGGTCCCAGGTAGTGGGTTTGGGTCGCCCGTCTGGATTCGAACCAGCAATCATCCAATTATGATTTGGGAGCTTTACCGCTTAGCTACAGGCAAATAAAAAGGCCGCCTAAGCGACCTGTCTGTTGAGTTGCACCTTCACCACATTTTGAGCCCACGTAAAAAGCCTCTTAGGCCTTCAGCGTGCCTCCTGTAATGCGATGTGCACTCATCGATAACATCATGAGCTGACACAAAGCGAAGCGACTTACAACCGACCTCTTTGTGCAACTTGTTTTTGACGTTGAATATTCGAACACTAAAAGCATCATCCACCTTTCTGATTTCGTAACGATAGGTGATGTTGTTAGTGCCGCCAACATAAAGCTGGAAGTTCTTCATGATGAGGCCTCTCTGTTTTCACTGGAGGCCATATTTTACATAAGTAATAAAAGATTATTAACTTTTAAAGACCACTTGGTTTACATAAAGCACAAAAAACAAAGCCCCGCACGGTGGCGAGGCTCTTAATTCTTTGTCGACCTACGAAGCAATGGCGACGATATCAGATTTACATGAAATATATGCGTTTCAATCCAGTTTTGCAAGACTTCTGTCGAAATTTGTCGCCTTTTGTTGTGAACGTGATCTCGTAACCTGCAACAAAGCACCGCTATCCAGGCGTTGGAAGATACGCCTCATCTCCACCCAGCGCTCCGTAAACGTCTCGGACCAGTTCTTTGGCGTTACACCGACCAGTTCCGCCATCTTCTGATATTCGTAAGTCTCACGGCCCGCCAACTCCCTTTTGACGTCCTGCGCCGCCAGCCAGATTAGCTTCTTCAGGCGATCCATCGTCTTGCCCGCCACCTTCTTCGCGCCGAGCTGCTCCTGGAACTCCGCCCACGCCCACTGAGTGATCGCCACCTGGTGCTCAAAGCTAACGTTCTCGCTGTAGTTCCACAGCAGCCAAGCTTTCTGGTGGTCCTCCAGCGACAGGACAGCGCGGCGCCATGATGCTGTCACGAACTCAACCGGCCCCACCAGAGCGATCGATGAGCCCTTGCCGCGCGACTGGCTGCCGCTCATTGGCGGGCCGTCCGGGTTGACCATGCGCTGCTTATCCTTGTCGAAGACCTTTTTCCGGCCCCGGCTGCGCGCCGTCGCGGTGAATTGCGCATTCTCGGCGAAGGCCACCAGTTGCCCTTTCGTAGCCCCGCTCAGATCTGCGGTCGCCACAATAAGTTGCTGACGTACGTATTCCAGTTGCTGACTGTTCATGCGGCTTCCTTATGTGGCTGATTGGTTTTGTTCTGGCTGTGCTTTACTACTGGCGGCATGCTGGCGCGCTTAACGCTTTCTGCCTGGTACCGCAGGAAATCGGCGTGGCTCATGCGGCCTCCTGTCGGCGTGCCCGGCGTTTTTCCAGCGCGCGGGCTTTGCGTGTGAAAATGGATTTGATGCGCTGAAGGTATAGGATATCGAAGCGGCGCGGATCGTTATCAGATTCAAGGCGCTCGACACGTTCCTGTCCGATACGCTTAATCAGACGGATCCGGTACTCGACAGCATTGCCGCTCAACTGCCGGTTGCAGCGGGTGCAAGCGGAGTGGACGTTAAACACGTTGAATTTGAGATGCGATGCAGCGCCGCGCGAACGGTAATGGCTGGCGTCAATGGCGCTGCCTGTCAGGTAATTGCTCTTGCCGATGAGTGGATTGCCGCAGCTGACGCATTCTTTTCCCTCGTCCCGGATCCGTATGTAGCGGTTGAAGGCCGATTGGGCCTCTTTATCCCACTGAGCTTTAGTCTTGAATGACTCGCGCTTGGCCTTGCGACGCTGGCGTCCTGCCTTCTCTTCGGTGCGCTGGCGCTGCGCCGCCTTCTGCTTAGCGGCTTCACGGGCTTTTGCGGTCTGTTCTTTGCCGATCGCGCTGGCGCACTCGAATGAGCAAACTACCTGCCCGTCGCGTACCGGGTGGAACCACTGGCGACAGGCTTTATGGGCGCACTTGCGGCGCGGTAACTTAGCCATGCGCTCTCCTCGCCGCGAGACGCAGCCATTTCTGATCAACCAGGCGGGCGGTGTAGCCCTTCAGTGTCGGGATATCGGACGGCTTAATCGCGGGCTTACGCTTGCGGCGCGCCGGAACGTTGAAGATATGATTTGTGATGACGCGTGCGAGAGGATTACCCACGGGAAGCCCTCCACTCTTGCGCCCAGGCGATGCGCTTACTGGATGCCTCGGAGAATTTCACGCCGCGGTCGGTGCCGAACCAGTAAATCGCCTCGATAACGTCGACCATGTAGCGCTTGCTGGATTTGGATGTGCGGACGCCGAAATAAACGCGGCCGCCGTTGATGCCCGGCGCGGATTTCTGCTCCTGGTCCTGAGTCTGATTCACCAGAACGGTGATGAGGTCCTTCCATTCCTCGCGGGTCAGCTTTTCGCCGTGCCAGACAACCTGGTCAGACAGGTCCTTCAGCAGCGGCCACATAAGACGGTTTTGCTTATCGGTTCGCGTCTCTTCCCCGGCCTCGACCACCATCGGCGCGCGAGGGTTTACCGGCAGGGTGCGAATGTACGCGATGAGGTTCTCTTTAACGGTGTCGTTAACGATGCAGTAGTGCTGCTTCATGCGCCACCTCCAAGAGGTAACGTAGAATGCAAGAAATCGCAGGTGCATTTCTGCATCTGTGACAAGGTGAGGAGTTCAGATTGTGGTCGCATTTAAGTCCCCTTAAATGCGCAGAAGTCACCAATGGGTGTTCAGGCCATCAGCAAAGAAAGTATGGACGGTTGATTCAACAAAATCAACTGAAGAGAAAGGCCTCCGAAGAGGCCTGTTTGTTATGCGTCGAATGGGTTAGGCATCATCGCTTATCCCTTTTCAGTTTTGCTATCGGGTTGTTCCACGCGTCAATATCCTCCTGGATAAGTTTTCCTTTCCCTTTGCATAGCTCGCATTTTGCCAGCAACCCAAAGCACTCAGGACACTTAACAAATGGACCAAACTCTCTCTTCCATGAAAGCACGCGAGCATTGATGATTACCTTGTTTAAACTCTCCATCACTCCTCCTGCTGCGGTGCTGCAATTAGCTCAGGCATAAATCCATCTTGCTTAAGGCTATCAATGTAAGCCGCAGTTCTCCTGCGCTCGCCAGCACATGTCAGCGTTTCGGGGTTGTAAAACCACACCTTCATTCGGCTATTCCATGCAGAAATTGCTTCAGATTTGGTGCTTTTCTCTGGCCCTTGAGCGCCACATCTGCATGAGACGTAGCGTTTCTTTCCAAGAAAACTGAATGAGTATCCAATGCTAAGCGCTGTCGATTCGCAAAATGGGCAGAGTAGTGGAGTCATTTAGCCTCCTGCTGCGGTGCTGTTGAAAGCATGGCCCGCCAAATTTCTCCGTGCTGCACGCGAAACAACGTGTCGTCCTCCTTATCGAACAACACATCATTGCTGCACATAGCGGCAGCTATCATTTCCTCTGTAGGCTCAACCGGCACCGCCACCCACCCCTCTGGCAACTTGTAAGCCGTCGTTACAGGTTCGGCACCCTGAAGCATGGCGGCGCGGCAGGAATTCCAGCCATCAGCGTACGAAACCTCGCAGCAAACACCTCCCTGGCCATCCATCGCATCAGGCACAGATACCGGCGCTGGCTGCCACATTCCTGCCAACACGGTTTCAATCTGGTCAAACACAGCCTGCATGTCAGAAACATCAGTTATGCCAGTCGGCGTGAAAATGTGCCGCATAGTGGCGTCACCTATCTTGTAGAATTCCGGCGCTGGCGGTGCGGTGTAGAGCGAGCCAGGCTTGATATCATGACGACGCATACGGATATCACAGGTTCGCTCTTCGTTTGGCGAAGACCATGCGACAACATCAGCCACAGCCTCCGCTTCGAGCGATGCCAGCGCCAGTTTCATCGCCGCCAGCGCCATGGACGCATCTTCGTTTACTGCTCCGGGCGTCGCATCGCGCTCTTCTTCAAGCTCCGCGATGGTCGTCAGGAGCCATTCTTTGGTAAGTGTGCTCAAGGGTTAGTCCTTCTTTGCTTCTGCTTTGCGTTCAACTTCACGAATGGAGAAAGAGAAGTCATTCAGCAGGATGACAGCAGCCATAATGTTGCTGTGGAGTTGCTCTTCAATGCGGTTCAGCATGATGCGCTGATCGGGATGCATCTCTTCAAACTTCGCACGTTCAATCTGCCAGAAGTTGGCCGCTTCTAAAGTTTTATTAGTAGACATGCTCACTCTCCTTTACCGTTGCCCGCGGCGTAGCTGACGCCAGCAGATACCAGGGCCGCCAAAATATCTTCGCGTGAATACCACTCCCCATCAGGGGAAGGAGTAGGACACATATCTACCTCGTAACGCTCAGGCAGTTTCACCATCCTCGCTTCAAGCTCAACCACTCGCTTCTCTGCGGCTTCCAGCTTTGCCTCAGCCTCTTTCAGCTTCTTTTGCAACCGATCGTGGCCGTCGACGATTTTGCATACTTCACGCTGTAGAGTTTCCTCAGACCTTTCCAACGCCTCGCGGAATACGCGCATGCTGACCACTTTCTGAGGCAGCTCGCTGACGTAATTCAGCGGTGTGAAGAGTTCACGACGGGCCATGCGAGCAGCCACAATGAGCAGGATATTTCCTGATTCGCGCGCTGATTCAGCAGTCAAAGCCCGTTTGTCGATGTTGCTCATTGGGCTTTTCCTTCTGCTCGCTGATTCCACTCAGCCCTAACCTCTGAATAAAAAATCGGGCAGTCATTGCCTGGCCCGGCATATTTACTACCGGATTGAGCGCGGCACGAGCCGCAGCGAACGAAATAGAATCGACCGCCAGAGCCATATTCTGGATGGTCTGCCTCACTGGCTACATGCGCTACGCCGCCACAAAATGGGCATGGAAGTAAATTGCTCATGACTGCACTCCTTTGCGAAGCTGTGCTGCGAACTCATCGGCATTAGTGGCTTCATGAAGAAGCGCCCGGACACGAATAGTGTCGCCATGACATTCACGAATCTTTGATGCAGAGTGTCGGAAACTATCAGCGTATTCCTGCACGCCATCGGCTCTCGCCTGCGCCCGCACTTCAGCCAGGAAAGCGTCGGTGGCCGGGGTTTTAATAGCATCAAATTCTTCCATTGCTGCTTCAAGAGCTACCTGCTGGCACGCTACCTCTGCACGCCCCTGAATGCCTGTGCCTTCACCGTTTAAGTCGTTATGCATCTCATTCAGTTTGTCGCCAAATGCCTTCAGCCCCGCATTCTCAGCCGCCAGCGCCGCGCATCTAGCTTCAAGCTCAGAATTGCGCTTTTCTGCTTCTTCCACTTTTTCCGCAACCTGTTTCAGGCAATACTGGAGAGCGGCTACTCGCGGCGAGCTCTCTTCCATCTGCTGCATTGATTCAGCCATTTTTTCCACTGCACTTATGTTTGTCATGCCCCTACCCTCCCCCAAACCATCAATACTCGCTTCATCGCCGCGCTGTTGCGGCATTCCTGGCAGATCACGTTCGTCTCTGTGCGCTGCACCAGCTTCGAATTACCCTTCGGCATGGCCGGTATGGTTTCCGGTGCGTATTTCATGCCGTAGCTGGTCAGTCGATACAGCCGCTGGCCATGCTTACCTTCGAACTCGATCAGGCCGTCTGCAAACAACGTGCTTAACGGGCCGGAAATCTTTTTGGTGGTCATGCCGATCATGCTGGCAATACGAGCACTGTTCAGGCCCGGGTTATTACGCAGGGCTGCAAGAATCTGCCCACGGATTGTTATGGTCATCAGAACCCCCCTTTCTTTTTCGGCTGCTGCTCACGTCCGCGGCGTTCTGCGGCGGCGGCCTGCTGGTCTGTGTCGTAAATTGCCCCGTTGTTCTGATTGCAATAAACCGTTCCGGTACTGCCGTGGCGGTTGAGTCGCAGGATTAACTCGGTTTCTCCCGGCGGCACGCTGTCATCGAAAGCACCTTCCCGGTGGATACCAACCCAGTAGTCGCAGTCCTGCTCAATCTGCCCTGTGTCGCGGGAATCGCTCGGCAACGGGCGTTTATTCACTCGCTTCTCCAGTTCGCGGTTGAGCTGGGTCAGCAGCACGACGATGCAGCCAAGCTCTTTGGCGAGGTTCTTCAACCCTTTGGTGATCATCCCGTAGGCCAGGTCATTACGGTCTGCTTTTTCGGCGGTCATCAGCGTCAGGTAATCAACCAGAATCATGCCTACGCACCCTTTCTCGCGCTTAATTCGACGGCATTCGGTAACGATATGCGCCAGTGACAGGCCAGGAGTGTCGTCGATGTACAGCATGTCGATTTCACTCAGTCTCCCGGCTGTGGCGATCGCCTTCTTAAAGTCGCCGTCGTAGTCGCCCTGGTACTGGTCATCGGCGTCATCCGTAGCGGGCATGTAAAAAATGCTCGGGTTAATGCCCGACTTCTGACCAACCAGCTTTTCAAGGATCTGGTCTCCAGGCATTTCGAGGCTGAACATCAGCGCTGGCTTTTTCTCACGAACCGCGCAGTTGATCGCCATCTGCCCGTACAGGGTTGTCTTGCCCATCTTTGGCCTTGCGCCAATTACGAACAGAGAGCCTTTAACCAGACCTTTCGGCGCCAGCAGCCGGTCGAGTGACGGGATACCGGTACTCATCCCGCGCTGTTCGCCTGAGGGGTCAAATCGTTTCTCCAGATCCGCTACCCAGTCATCCATAACATCCCCGAATGACCGCAACCCACGGCGACTTCCGGTTTTTGAATGGTCTGCGAGCTGGGTGAAAATCCCCTGAATGGCCTCGTACTTCTGCGTAGCGCTCATGCCGTTGCGGGAATACAGCAGCTCAGTAGCTTCGGTCAGTCGGTTGATACCGTAGCGCTCCATTGCGGCTTCCCGGACTGATGCTGCGTAAGCCACGATGTTTGCAGCGCTGGGAGTGTTCTTGGCGATCTCCGCAAGGTAAGCAAAGCCACCTACCTGCTCCGCGAGCCCTTTACCTTCGAGCGCGTCGAACAATGTCAGACCATCGACTGGCTTGTTTTCGCGGAACATCTGGCGCATCTCGGCAAAGATCAGTTGGTGAGGTCGGCTGTAGAACGACTCAGGCTTGAGCATCGCCAGAACCTTCTGGACTCGCTCGCTGTTGTCATCATCCAGCAGCAGGCCACCGATAACGCTCTGCTCTGCTTCGAGGTTTTGTGGTACAGCCATGAAATCAGCGGTCATCACGATCCCCCTCGCGCACTTCGATGTAGAGCTTTTCGGTCAGGAACTTATCGAATTTCATGCGGCGCCAGGTCTTCCCGGATTTCTGGTCTGGTCGGTCTTCAAGCATCCAGCGGCAGTTCTGAGCGATGTAACGCAGATAACTTCTGAAACCGTCCATGTCCATCGGCTTGCCGTCCAGGTTGCGGGCAATTTTGTTAGCCTTACCCCAGAAGGTGCGGATCAGATTGCGTCGCTCATCAGTGAGGCATCTCCATCCCCGTGCTTCAGGCAGTTCGTCTTTCAGGCATTGCCATACTTCATCGCATGACAAACGAGACTTTTTCTCTTCAGCGGGTTTCTGGTCATTTGCGACATACTTACTACCGTTAGGTAGTAAGTTATTTAATATATTGTTATCTGTGGACACTGGCTGGACATCGGTTGGACACACCACCTCAGCAGGCATTGGTACGACTGCGTTTGTGCTGGACACTGGCTGGACATCGGCTGGACAAAAATTTGACTGATATTCGTCATATTTGACCACTTTTAGAACAGTAAAACGGTTGTTCGATTTGGTGGTGATCATGCCCAGATTCTGGAATTTACGGAGCAGTGATTTAACGCGATCAGCGGTCAATCCCGTTTCCATTGCCAGTGTGTTGCGCCCGGTAATGAACTCTCCGCGTTCGCAGATCACATCGCCGACATCAGTCGAAACCAGTGTCTGTTCGTGATTAGCGCGCAGGAGCAGGTGAACCCATAAATGAGCCGCCTCAGCGTCCTTGTAGAACGGCACATCCATAATTTTACGGTGCAGCAAGGCAAACCCCTTACCGCTATTCGTACGCGGTTTCTGGAGCCTTCTGGCCTCTCTGGCTTCGGCTAAATTGGATACGTTACCCACGGCTACTCTCCTTACGTTTCAGTTCTTCCAGAATGGCGCGCATCTTCTCTGCCACAATCGGGTTAACCGAGCGGATGAAGCGGTCGCGGGTTATGTTTTTATGTACAGCGGTATGGTAATAGCGTGGATTTTTTGCCATTATTCCTCCTGCAACTACTCTCGTTTTTGCACCAGAAAGTCGGTTCTGTTCGCGCAGACCGGCTTTCGCCATTTCTGTAGTTCTCACATAACCCCCAGCATTGAAGTGACCATGGCCATCAGCGGCGCGGTCAGGTCCGGGTCGACACGGAACATCTCTACAATCCCCTCACTGAGTTCCTTGAGCTTCTGGTGACGCGGGGCGTTCATCGCAACGGCCACTTTCGCCTCGCTCGTTTCCTTCTCAAGTCGAGCTAAGCGGGACATGAAACTGTCCTCGGGAAGAAGTCGATGGCGATACTCCAGAGGCAGGACGGCCATGATTGCGGGCGTCAGATGGCGCACGTTCTCGCGGTACTGCTCAGAGTCGAAGCGGTTATCCAGAAAGCGAAATAGCTTCTGCCGCGCCCGGCTGATGTCTTCCGGAAAGCTTATGGAGTTCCCGCCCTGCTCCCGGTACTCGTTGATGATCAGCGCCGAGACCACGTCCTGATTGTCCAGCGCCGACGACCATGCCCGGACCGCATCGCGGATCTTTTCGTGGTCTGGCGCCGCCTTAGGTTGAGCGCGGTTTATCATCGCTCCAGGGTGTATTCCGGTATTGTGTTGATACGCAAGTGAATGCATTGCTTTCCCTTTCGTGGTTAGGGCCGCCGTTAAGCGGCTTTTGGTTTACTGATTTCAAGAATCTGGCTCTCGGTAAACTGTCCACCAGATACAGCTGCGATTTTGGATGCATAGCCTGTTTCACCGGTGTAATCGGTACGCGGCAGGCAACCGCTGTTAATCCATTTGTAGATAGCGCGGGGAGTGCGCCCGCAAGCCTTCGCCACCACCGGTACACGGATTTGCTTGATGATGTCGCCAAGGTTTTTAGGTTGCATTTGGTAACCCTCAAATTGAACTGTAAGTACATATTATGTCGGAACTGATAGTTCACGCAAGTGATATTATGATTGAACCCATGGTTCAAGAAGAAAGAGCGCGTAAAGAGTTCTCCCAACGGCTAGCGCTGGCCTGCGATAAAGCTGGTTTACCTGCACATGGTCGTCAGACTGAGTTGGCAAAACTCATGAAGCTGACACCTAAAGCGGTAAGCAAGTGGTTCAATGGGGAGGCTATTCCAAGACGTGGGAAGTTGCAGGAATTGGCGGCTATACTTGGCACATCCTCCTCTTTCCTGTTGGGCGATAGCGCTGCTGATGGCATATCTGAAGGGCATATGGCGATGAGGGATGATTCTTTCCGTGTAGACGTTTTTGACATTCAGGCTAGTGCTGGGCAGGGAGTTCTCGTGCGAGATGAATTCATTGAAACCATCAGATCCATTGAGTATTCAACTGAAGAGGCTCGCGCCGTCTTTGGAGGCCGCCCGGCTGATCACATAAAAATGATTGCCGTTAATGGCGATTCGATGTCTGGCACGTTCGAGCCGCGAGACCAGATCTTCGTCGACGTCAGCATCGACTGCTTTGACGGTGACGGCATATACATTTTCGTTCTGGACAATGATCTCTACATCAAACGCCTTCAAAAGCAGCACAAAAAATTAGCTGTGATTTCAGACAATAAAAAATATGAAACCTGGTACATCGAAGATGGTGATTTTTCTTCTCTCCGCATATGCGCGAAAGTGCTGGTAAGCCAGTCAAGGGCATACAGATTTCATAGCTGAGGAAGTTAAGCGTGGAAGCAAATAAGGTTACTGATCTGAGTGATGGAAGCGTCTTGTACGAGCTTGGCGATCACCTCATCACCTGCAAATTAAGCCAGGATAGGCAGTGGCAGCTAGGGGCTTTTAAACGTGACGAAAGTAACCTGAGAGATGACACGCTTGCGGTTTTGAAGAATGAAAAATTCATGTTTATGGTTAAGCTCGGAGGACAGCTCTCTCCCAAGCCTCAATGCATAGCTGTTAACGGGCGATTTTTATTTTCTGTCCATACCGGCAAAGACAACAACATGGCTGCAACCATAGTCATGGATAAAACCGGGAAAGAGTTATTCAAGGTAGAAACTTCCACTCACCTCATCAGTTCGGCCATATCTGAATTTGGCCGCTACATCGCCCTATCGTTTGCCGGCAGCAAAAATAAGGATGATTTTTACGCGAACCGGCTTGAGGTCATAAACATTGATACCGGAGAAGTGTTGATGTCCGTTATCAAAACAGACTTCCTTCGATACGCTGAACTTTCAGTTGTTGAGCCAGACGGCGGACTTTTCGCAACTTTCAATGGTCGCACAAGGCTTGTCGATGTGACGAACCTCTAATAAATCAAACCAGCCCCAACCCTTCTCGCCTCAATCAATAAAAAACAAAAAAATATTTCTCCTTAAAGTTCATAAAGATAATCGGATATGAACTTTCCATTCATATAAAATGTACTTTTGGTACTTTACATGAATGAACTATTGGTACATTATCAATCCATCGGAACGAAACATCGACAGCTGAGCGAAGTTAGCCAGCGGCGAAGTGGAGATTCGGTCAGTCGAACGGCGCGACAGTAAACCATGCGTCGGACGCCCGGCGGGCTCAGGGAGAGCGGCAATGGTGCGTAACTGGAATGTTTTGGGCTGGCAGACGGTTATCAGCTAGTTGGTGAGGTAATGGCTCACCAAGGCGACGACGGCCTTCCCTGCTTCATTGTGGGGAGCCAGCGCCAAAACATTTCTCCCGCATCAGCGGGTAACGACAGAGGGTAAGGGTATGGAGATTGTTGTAAGGGTAACAGTTGCTGAGCTTGAAGAGTCGAATTTGTCGACTGGCGAATTGCACAGCGCAATCCTTGAGGATTTAGACTCCGCGCGGGACTACCCAGGATTCAACGTGAAAATTGAAATTGTTAGTCAGCAAGAATAACCCGCTACGGCGGGTTTTTTCATACCTCAGTCGCTTCACAGAGGCGGCTTAGTTATGACAACCGGCGGCCATCCACCGCCCATTGAAACACAGAAAAATGCGTTGAAGTCTTGTATTAACCGTTCCGTTCGCCGCGATAAGGCCAAGAGGATTTATGACAGTCACCCACAACGGCAAGCAGTACACCGCCAAAAAGCTCAACGATAACGAGTGGCAACTGACGTCGCTATCGGCACCGCGGGAAAAACTGGTGCTGAACCGCTGGCAGATGCATATCGCTGGTCTCCTGAAACAGGTTGAGGTGAAGGTATGACCGTAATCGTCGAATGTATAGAGACTAATGGCGACTGGACTGTCGGCCATCGTTACGCCGGGGAATTGGTCTCTGGCGGATTCTTGTCTCTGAAAGATGATGATGCCGAAGATGATTTCGAATGGACCGCTGATTCTCGGCAGGAATATGACCGGGAAACAGATGAGTTCGAGACCATCTGGTTTTTACCAGGCATAGAAGGTGTTTCGTTCAGGGAGATTGAGTGATGGTCAACCACTACGGCACCACCCCGCTCATTCGCCAGTGCGTAACGCCCGGCATGATGGCAATGCATGAAGGGCGCACCTATCGCGTCTCAGCAGTCATTCAGGAGCGCAAATGGGTGTACCTGCACACCGATGCAGAAATCATCCGCCTCAGTGACTGCGTTATTGACGTCCTTCTGGACGGTCACGGCAACCCCATCCAGCACTAACCACCCTATTCAACCGATCGGCCTGGCAATAAGCGGGCGGGATCTGCACATCCAAATTTCAGGAGTTCAGACATGAACGCATACCTCACTTACGACCGAATCGAAGATCGGCGCTGGGTTGATCAGCAGCTCACCGACGAGAAGGAGAAGTGGATCGACGACCGGGCGAAAGAGCTGATCGCCATGTTCCCTGCGAAACCTCTGGAAATGAGCAGCTTGTTCCTGCCCCAGGAAGCCCAGTTTGCGCTTATCGGAGAAAAGGCCGAAGAGGCATACAACGAATACATTTCGGCCTGCGCATATGCCCGCGCCGAAGAAGAATGGCAGCGTCAAGCGCCCTGCCCGTTCTAAGGAGTGATCATGAGCTTAACCATTGTTGATTTCGTCAAACAACAGGAGCCGCTTTTCATTAAGGCGGCCACTGACGAGCGGATGGTGTGGGCGAAGGAAAGTCAGTTCGCCATCCAGCTATTTCAGAACAACGACTACCTCGCGAAAGTTGCATTCCAGAACCAGACCAGCACACAGAATGCGATCATCAACGTTGCGGCCATTGGCATTTCGCTAAACCCAGCCCAGAAGCTGGCTTACCTGGTTCCGCGTAAAGGGGCTATTTGCCTCGACATCAGTTACATGGGGCTGATGCATATTGCGCAGCAGTCTGGCGCCATTAAGTGGTGCCAGTCGGCAATTGTTCGCAGAAACGACCAGTTCCGCCGCGAGGGGCTCGATAAGCCGCCGATCCACATCTACAACGACTTCGATACTGAAGAACAGCGCGGGGACATCGTAGGCGCGTATGTAACGGTAAAAACTGACGATGGTGATTACCTCACCCATACGATGCGCATCGATGCCATCTACTCCATCCGTGACCGCTCAGAAGCGTGGAAGAAGTACAAATCTGACAACAGCAAAAAGTGTCCATGGGTCACAGATGAAGAACAGATGATCCTAAAGACGGTCGTGAACCAGGCAGCAAAATACTGGCCTCGCCGTGAACGCCTGGATGCCGCCATCGACCACGTTAACACCGAGGGCGAAGAAGGTATCAACTTTACAGCAGAGCGTCAGCCTGAGCGCGATATAACGCCGCTTAGCGAAGCCACGCAGAAAGAGATAAACGACCTGCTTGTCTCTCTCGATAAGACATGGGATGCCGATCTTCTCCCTCTCTGTTCACGCATTTTCAAACGCCCTATATCGCAGCCAGCCGACCTGACAGAACTGGAAGGTGTTAAGGCTCTTGGGTTCCTCAGGCAAAAGGCGGCAGCATGACACCCGAAATCATCCTGGCCCGGACCGGCATTGACGTAACTACTATCCAGCAAGGCGACGAGGCATGGCACCGGCTGCGCCTCGGCGTTATCACTGCCTCTGAAGTGCACAACGTCATCGCCAAGCCAAGATCGGGGAAGAAGTGGACTGACATGAAAATGTCCTACTTCCACACCTTGCTCGCCGAGGTATGCACCGGTGTAGCGCCAGAGGTTAACGCCAAGGCGCTGGCCTGGGGCAAGCAGTACGAGGAAGATGCCCGCACCCTCTTCGAGTTCACCACCGACGTGAAAGTCACGGAGTCTCCGATCCTGTTCCGTGACGAGAGCATGCGCACCGCGTGCTCCCCTGACGGCCTGTGCAGTAACGGGTTCGGCCTTGAGCTCAAATGCCCTTTCACGTCTCGCGACTTCATGAAATTCCGCCTTGGCGGTTTCGAAGCAATCAAGTCTGCGTACATGGCCCAAGTGCAGTACAGCATGTGGGTGACCGGGAAAGAAGCCTGGTTCTTTGCCAACTACGACCCGCGCATGAAACGCGAAGGGATTCACTACGTCGTCGTTGAGCGGGATCCGCAATACATGACCAATTTCAACGAAATGGTGCCGGAGTTCATCGAGAAGATGGACGAAGCGCTGGCGGAAATTGGCTTCACGTTCGGGGAGCAGTGGAAATGAAACGCACACCCTTCTACCGCAGACCCGGTCGAACCGGGCAATTCTCCGGCCTCCGTGAGCGCGTTATCTGGATGATTCAGACGCGCGGACGCCCGGTCACCGGCAGCGAAATCGCCGAGAAGTTTGGCGTAACGCTCATTGAGTTTAACCGGGTCGCCAACGGCATTACCCGCGGCTCCGGACAGATAGCGCAGATCGTTGAGTCGGGAAAATGGGTCAACGAGGACGGCATCTGCGACCGGACATTCGACCTGGTCACGAAGCCAAAGGTCGTAACGCCGCAGGGTAAATCGCGGCTGTTCACTCGGCGCGCTATAGAGCAATCACAGGAAGGCAGACGGCAGGAGTGCATTGAACGTGCAGCACGCCGTCGCCGCCTGATTGCTCAGGGCCTCTACATCGACGAAATGGAGTCCATCCTATGACTCACGCTCACGACGACATCAGGGTTGGCACACTGTGCCTTCCCTTCATTGTTAACGGCTGGCTAATGCCATGGGGTGAAGTGGTCTGCAATCCATTAAAGGCGCAGCGACTCGCTGAGGAATATCGGGAAAGACAGGAGGCAGCATGAGCGAAGCGCCAATGATTATCGTGCCGACGGATATCAGTCAGATGATTAAAGAAATCGATTCTGCTTACCAGCGTTACGTCGCTGAATTCAGGATCCCTGAAGACCACAAAATCATCGTTAACTTTTCTGCCGGTAAAGATTCCACTGCCACCATGGCGATCGCCCACGAGCTGTTCGGCGACAAGGTGCAGGGTGTCATGGCCGATACCGACAACGAACACGAGCTGACAATTGAGTTTGGCAAAACCATTCATGAGCAAATCGGGTGCTCACCAGTTCAGATGGTGAAGCGGATTTATACGCAGGAAGAATTTGATGCCCGCCGTGTATCCTTAACAAAAAACTGGAGCAAGCGCCAGGCGATACGCAGTGGGGCTTATCGTGGCGTAATTATGCCTTCGCTGTCGCGCTCAGATACTCCATTTGGCCGCGCATGGCAGAAAACAGCAGAGCGCTGGGGTATTGAATTTGGCACACCTCTGGAGGCGGCTCTTTCAGTTCTCCATCCAAGCGGAAACAGCTTCCTTGATGCTGCATTATTGCATGGGATGTTCCCCATGCTGCGCAACCGATTCTGCACAGATGAGTTGAAAATTCAGGTTGCGTTCGATTTTGCGATCAAGCCTTTGCTAGATGAAGGAGAGGTCGTTGTTCAGTGGTCTGGCGTTCGAGGTGACGAATCGGCAAAGCGTGCGGGATACGAGCGCTTTTCCACCGATCAGAGAGACCCTGAATGTCTCTACAACTTCCTTCCCATCCACCAGTGGACAGCAGCAGATGTATTTGCCCTTCATAAATATTTCGGTGTTGCCCCGAACCCTTTGTATACCCAGGGTGCTGCGCGCGTCGGCTGCATGAACTGTGTGCTGTGCAACAAAGAAGAAATTTCAGAAACCGCCGCCCGCTGGCCAGAGCACATTGAGAAGCACCGCCAGTGGGAGCATAAGGTACGCCTTGTTTCTCGCTGGGTTCACTGGATGAGCGTTGGCACAGAGAGCCAGGCATGGATGCGTTCACAGCTTGGGTTCAGAGAGGTCAACTGGAGGGAATTTGCCGGATTCTCCGAAGAAGAATCAGCACCAGCAATCATCGAGCGCAGCAGGAAATACCCGGTACATCTCGGTAAAGATGTCCTGCTTTATGGGCTTGACCCGGATGTTCAAAACATTGACTGGTCAGGGTTCTATGGCCCGCGCGGAAATATGGGCGCGCCGTCCGTTCCGGAAGTCGTCGAGTGGGCCAAGACCGGTCGGGGGGGGAAGGTTTACGACCTGGTGAAAGCGAGCATGGACGCATCAGTTTGCTCGTCCCGTTATGGACTCTGTGAGTGAGGTTTCGTAATGACTGTAAAATACTCCCTTATCTACGCAGATCCTCCCTGGTCTTACGGCAACACCATCAGCAACGGCGCCGCTGCCGATCACTACTCCACCATGAAGCTAATCGACATCAAGCGCCTGCCAGTGTGGGAATTAGCCGCCGAAAACGCGGTGCTGGCGATGTGGTACACCGGCACGCATAACCAGGAGGCGATAGAACTGGCCGAGGCCTGGGGCTTTACCGTTCGCACGATGAAGGGCTTTACCTGGGTGAAGCTGAATCAGAACGCGGAATTGCGCATTAACAAGGCGCTGGCCGAGGGTGAAATCACCGACTTTTACGACTTCCTCGATCTTCTGAACTCCGAGACACGCATGAACGGCGGCAACCACACCCGGGCCAATACCGAAGACCTGTTGATTGCCACCCGCGGCGCTGGGCTGGAACGTAAGCACGCCGGGATTAAGCAGGTGGTCTACAGCCCGCTCGGCGCGCACAGCGAAAAGCCGTGGGAAGTTCGCCACCGGCTGGAGCTGCTTTACGGTGATGTGCCGCGCATTGAGTTGTTTAGCCGCTGCGCGGCGCCGGGCTGGCACCACTGGGGAAATCAGTGCGACACCGCCGCGGTAGAACTGCTGCCCGGCTGCGCCATCCAAGTTGTGAAAACGGAGGCCGCATGACGCCAGCAAATGAAAACGCCATCCGCGCCGCCTGCCGCCGCTGCACCGAGGAAATCCAGCAGGCCATGCGCAAGAAGCCAAAGCCTAACTGGAACGAAACGGTGCCTCCCATCATCAACAAGCATCACAAGAAAATTGAAGCTCTGGGGGTTAGCCTCCTGGAGTTCGTCGTCAAAACTGGCCGCCTTAACGGGCGGTTTGGAGCCGAACAATGAGCAAATACAGGAAAGGCGCGGTATATCTCCGCAAAATGAAATCCGGCGATAAATCGAATGACTTTCGCACTTATATGCGCATGGCGATGTTCAGTGACAAAAAAGCGTGGAAACACCCAGAGAAGATTAAGCCTGTCGTGCTCGTTCAATATGGGATGAAGAATATCGTAAGTGTCTTCATGAATATGAATGACGCAACTGGTTGCCTGTTCAGTGGGGCGATTGAAAAGCGGGCGCGTAACTCCAGGCACAATCCTCGCCGCGGTATGCGTTACACAAAAGGCGACCTGAAGAAAGCTTTCCGAAAGTGGGCATTCAAACACAACGCGGAGCGCATCGCATGATGGAACTAATCACCAAGGAGCTTAAGGCTCCTTTTTTATTGCTGGCGTTCACCTTCAACCGAATTAACCGACAGTTTCGGGAGCATTGACCATGGCCGACATCATCGATAACGCATCAGAAATTGAAGAGCTTCAGCGTAACGCTGCCCTTTCCGCTCACCGCATCGACCACAACGCCGTATCAGCAGAGTATTGCGCGGAATGCGGCGAGGATATCCCAGCGCCGCGGCGCGCTGCCGTTCCAGGCTGCCAGATGTGTGCCAGTTGCCAGGAAGAGATCGAGCTTAAGAATAAGCAGAGGGGGATGTGATGGATTACAGCAAGCTAAGCGACTTTGAAATTAACAAACGAGCTGCCATTTGCATTCATCCAGATATAAAAAATTGGAATTGTTATGACGTTTCTGGAAGGGCGTGTTTCGTGATAAACGAGGGCACACCAAAGCGCGTGCAATATGGTTTTTCATTTACAAGCGACCCGGCAGATGCATGGCCGATTATCACCGCAAATAAAATCAGCATTTACGCAATGAGCGAAGCGGACAAAAGAGGCGGTTGGGGGGCCGAGGCTTTTCATCCCAACGATGCATATAGCTTTAACGATAACCCACTTCGTGCCGCAATGATTGTCTTCCTCATGATGCAGGAGTCAGCCAATGTTCAGGATAATACAGCCTAATACCTGGTATGCCGATCCCCACGGCGCGCCCTGCAAAATCCTCCGCGCTACCCACGAAGTCATCTACTACATCCGCAACGGTCGCACCTGCATCGCCAGCATGGGCCGCTTTAACCAGGATTTCGAGCCGCTGACCAAAGCACAGGCTGAGCGGATCGCCGAAGAAATCGAAACAGCAGAACACCTGAAGAAACTGCGCGCCCAGCGCGCTGCCTGAGGAGAGATTATGAACCTAACGATTAAACAGATTTATGACCTGGCATCTTTCGCCGGGCTGATGTGTAGCTCACCAGAAGAATCTCAGGTTGATGAGGAAACAGAAATCAGCATCGACAACGGCGTAATTCATGGTGATGACGGTCAGGTCGAATATGAAGGACTGCGGGCATGCTGCGCAGATTACCCAGAAGAAGGCTACATACCACTTGAAGACTAACGCAACTGATAGCCAGTTATGAGCTGGCTATTGGGTGCGAAAGCGCTACCTCGTGATCCCTTTTGCCCGGCCCCGCGCCGGGTTCTTTTTTGCCTGGAGAAACCCATGAGCGAAATGACCTTAATTGTGCCCAACGACTGGGTAACGCAAGAGAAGCTCGTCGAGATTACCGGACTTCGCCCGGGAACTATCGAGGCAGCTCGTAAAAAGTCCTGGATGGTTGGACGCGAATATCTTCACGTTGCACCTGACGGAAATCCAAAAGAAAACAGTGAGTGCATGTACAACCGCAAAGCTGTCGACCAGTGGGTTGAGAGCATGTCAAAGAAACAGCCGGGTGCGCGCCAATGAAGATCCGTTTATGCTTAGCGGGCTCTTGGACGTCAGGAGGGAATAATGGCTAAGTCAGCATACCCAACAGGCGTGGAAAACCATGGCGGTACGCTCCGCATATGGTTCATCTATAAAGGCAGCCGGGTGCGTGAAAGCCTCGGAGTGCCGGATACACCAAAAAACAGAAAGGTCGCTGGCGAGCTGCGCGCGTCAGTGTGCTTCGCGATAAAGACCGGCAATTTCAATTATGCGGCCCAGTTCCCGGACTCACCGAACCTGAGAAGGTTTGGGGTGGAGAGCAAGGAGATCACCGTGCTCGAACTGGCTAATAAATGGCTGGAGCTGAAGCGCATGGAGATCAGCACCAACGCGATGTCACGCTATTCATCTATAGCGCGCAACATGGTGCCAAGGATTGGCGGGGACAGGCTTGTTTCTGCGGTGACACAGGAAGACCTGCTGTTTATCAGGAAGGAATTGCTGACCGGTTATCATACCCTGAAGACAGGACAGAAAACGCCGGTTAAAGGCCGCTCAGTCAGAACGGTCAACAACTACATGAAGACCATGAGCGGAATGTTTAAGTTCGCCGCCGACAGCGGGTATGTCCGGGTAAACCCGTTCACCGGGATCGCCATGCTTAAGCGGTCACGATGCGAACCCGACCCGCTGACGCGCGACGAGTTTGTCAGGATGATTAACGCTTGCGCCCACCAGCAGCTGAAAAACATGTGGTCGCTGGCCGTTTACACCGGCGTACGCCACGGCGAACTCGTTTCTTTGGCATGGGAAGATATCGACCTGAAAGCGGGCACGATGATGATCCGCCGGAACCATACGTTAACGAAGGAGTTCACCCTTCCGAAAACGGAGGCCGGGACGGACCGCATCATCAACCTCATTCAGCCAGCTATCGACGTGCTGAAGAGCCAGGCAGAACTGACACGCCTGGGTAAGCAGTATCAGGTTGAGGTGAAGCTGCGCGAGTATGGCCGTACCGATGTGCATCCTTGCACGTTCGTGTTCAACCCGCAGATCGCATCACGTAATGGCCGTGCTGGGCATCATTACGCAGTGGGGTCGATTAACCAGTCGTGGGAAGCGGCAATGCGACGCGCCGGGATTCGCTATCGCAGAGCATACCAGTCCCGACATACGTATGCATGCTGGTCATTAGCTGCCGGTGCTAACCCGAACTTCATCGCGAAGCAAATGGGCCACACCGACGCGCAAATGGTTTACCGGGTGTACGGATCCTGGATGGCTGAAAATAACCAGGACCAGGTACTCATCCTCAACCAGAAATTGAGTGAGTTTGCCCCATCCATGCCCCACGCTGTGGGATCGGATGGTTATTAA